ATTCCTTTGTCTACTGTCAAGAGGCTTGTGCGGGAAAGCAAGTTGATAGACAAGTGGTCTGGTGATGCATTGATCGCTCAGTTGGAGTATGCAGTCGTAGCGCAACGGCAGTCATAGCCGGGGCGTTGCACGCAATAGCTCGGCGACCATATTGTAGGCCGGGCGGGAGGATGTATGAAGTGCCCAGATTGTCATGGTGAGTTGCACAAACAGCATCTCATTGCTGGAGGTAAAGCATTGGCCACCGTGTGGATGTGTTCGTGCCCAGTCCCGCATCAGTTGGTACACGCCGCCCGGCAGGAGCATGGGAGCGCCGATCTACAGTCCGCTTCGCCGTGCAACAAGCCAAGTGCGCAATTTGTCAACGGTGAGTCAGATTTGTGTTTCGACTGTCCGCTTTTGCCTGAGTGTGGGCAACTTGATTCACCGCCAAGGTGTGCCAAACGTGCGCACATTGGCTGAACGTTGGGATGCCATTTAACCCGCCTTGAAATTATAGGCGCACCGGAGGAAAATATGAACGTAGCAAAATGGTCACAAGAAAACAAACATGCTTTGCGTGATTTGTACGCTCGGTTTCTCGAAGATGCCAAAGTGTCGTTCGATGATTTTATGGCTGGGCGTTGCGTGTCTTATTCTGATTTTCAGGACTATATGTATTCTCAAACGAAATACGCGGTGCGCTGAAAAATATGGAAGCGGGTTAAACAGCACCCAACAACCGTTCTACGCCATAGTCCGGTGAACCATATACTGAGGAGGCGCGAGTGAGTGTATCGGTAGTCAAGAAAGAGGATGGGTTGTGGTTACGTTTTCAGTCTGGCAATGGGTCGGGTGCTCTGGTGAACGTCGAGGCATTTGCGAATGAACGCGGACCCGTCACTGGTGCGGCCATTCGCGCGGCATGTGCCCAATGCGCCTCCAAATCTAAGGAATCACCGGCCAACGGCGTAGAACAGCTACAAGCCGCCATTGCTCTCGTACAAAACAGTGCTGAGTGGCTGGACCAAGAGGAGTGGGACCAATTGGATGAGTTGCTTGTCAAGGTAGCGCAACGGGCGTCTATGTAGCGGACGTTGGGATGCCATTCCGGTCGCTCTTGAATACTGAGGAGGCGCAAGATGGCCGCAGGTGAATATTACTCATGTGACGAGTGTGGGTGCAAGGTGTTTTATGATGCCGAAGTGAATTATGATCGAGTGGGGTACATGCGCGTGCTATGTAAGGACTGCGCCTCCAAACTGGCGGAAGCGACCTCCACGGCACCCAACGCGGCCAGTGCGGAAATCGCTTTGGATCTTGAGCACATTCGTATGTCGCTCGAAAAGCATCCCGACTTCGATGGTTCGTTGGAGTTACACAGGCTCAATGCAGTCATAGCGCGACTTCGCACGTAGCCTGGACTTTGTACAACATGTCAAGTTCCTTTCATATTGTAGGCGAGGTGGGCGCTTTGGTGTACGTGAGAAATGATCGGGCAACCAGGGGTGCTAAGGATGAGAGGCTTCGGCCTACCTATACGTACAGTGTCCCGGCCATGTGCATCATCACCGACACCTCGCCAACGTGTGGAGGGAACTTGACACGTCGTACAACAGGCCAAGGTAGCCATGGGGAGTAGTGGTTCCACGCCGGAGGGGTTTCGACCCCCAATTAGCCCGTCGCCGTCTCGCGTGGTAGTCGGCGATACTCCCCACAGGCTACCGTTGGCCGAGCGTTGTGCGCCATGCGTCCCTTTTGAGAATTGTTGTAAAGGAGCCGTTGAAGCTATGTCGTGTAAATGCCAGGGATGCGGAAATCAGTACCGTATTGATATAGGCGTGCCAGACGAAATTTGGGAGCGCATCCAGCCGTCTGGTAAAGCCGTGGGGGCTGGTCTGCTTTGCGGGTCGTGTATCGTGGCACGCCTCGAAGCGATGGGCGTGTACGGCTCCTATGAACTGGTGGAAAGTGGGAGTTACATCCCACAACAGCCGCAGTGCAAAACGGGCAAAGGGTGGCAAGTGAGCGTACCGCATCGCACGGTGCGGCGGACGTTGGTTGGTTGCAATATGCGACCGACCATATTATAAACCGCTCACTGGAGGTTATCATGTTAACGAAACTGTTTTGGCTGTCCGAGAGCAAGAAGGGTATCTACAAGTATACGTGGGAAAACCGGCTTATTCTTTTCGTCGGTATTCCGATTTGGTATTCGCGTTCATTCCGTTGCAAAAGTGATGCGCGATAACCCGTTCGCTAAACTGGTGGAGCGGTCGCATACAACAACCAACAGCGCCAACCTGCCACTTGTCAATGTAGCAGGGGGCCAGGCGCAGCAGGTGTAGCGCGAACGTTAGGCAAAACGTGGCGACTTCTGGATTTGTATGGCACCCATATGAACGCGACCTCGACGACCTCGACACGGAGCGTCTATACGATGACCAGTGTATTATCGAAAGGCACCACCAACGGACGTGCTACTATCGCTCAAAAATCATGCGGTGGGAGGATGATTACCTACGGGGTGCCATTGACTATGGAGAGTCGCCACGCATCGCCTAACACGGGCAACCCGCCACGGGAGGGTGATACGTGAGTGTACCGCAGCGGGTGGTGCCCGGGACGTTGGTGGAAACGGCCTTCGGGCCATATCATAGGAGCGCTACATGAGGAAACGAGTTGGTCCGTTCATTCTGCAAGAGATAGACGGTACGTGGAGAGGGCAATGGTGTGGACCTATTCTTGACAGGTTCGCCACAGAGGAGGAGTGCCTTGCCGCGCTCCGAAAAATTGAGCCGAAGCCCGCATCCACCAACAAGCCCAGCACGCCATGCGCGAACTGTGGATACACTGGTGAGGCCTTTATACACGTTAGAACATGTCCTGCATGTTGGGAAAGCGGGGTGTAGGCACGGCGTGCGTGGGCCGAACCGTTGTGATGCCAGAACAGGAGCTTTCGTATTGTGAGCGCGGTTAAAGAGATAGATTCCGAATGGTAGCTCGCTCGATTCCGAAGGCGGGCCCCCGGAAACGCTGCCAAAGGGTCTCCCCCGCCGACGGTTCACCGCGCTTTACTTGCGGAGGCTCCTGTTCCAGCTCACAACAGGCCAAGGTAGCCATGGGGAGTAGTGGTTCCACGCCGGAGGGGTTTCGACCCCCAATTAGCCCGTCGCCGTCTCGCGTGGTAGTCGGCGACACTCCCCACAGGCTACCGTTGGCCGAGCGTTGGCTGAAATTCTGGCCTGAAAACCAGATATTATAGGCGGGCGGAAAACCAAGACGGCGCGTCGTGCGCCGGGGAGAAATACAAATGCAAGAAAAGCAAAAAGTGATACAAGTCAACGATCCGTGCGCAAAGTGCGGGTCACATTATCGTCGAGGATTTCGTGTGTGCAATATCTGCGGTACTGATAACGAGCCATCAATGCCGTCGGATTTGTACAAGGAAAAAAAGACACGCCGTCCTGCAAACAAGCGCTGGTAACAATGAACAAGCAAGAGGCAAAAACATACAAGCCACGAGAACAACAGTACAACTTGTTCAGAGACCAGTCTGTTATTGTCGGAGTTATTTGTCTGTCTGGCGGCAATCATGCGAAAAACCGCAACATTTCTTTTGCGGCAAACGGGATGAATGCCATATTGTCTGAGCTAAGGTATCAATACGAGTATGTCACGGTAGACCGTATTAAGGACTACTCCGTGTGTCTATTGTCTCTCACGTCAATTTCAGATGTTGAGCAATCCGCGTTGCAGATACGTCCTGAACACAAGGGCTCCTGCACGGTTATTGCGGGCGGGCAGGGATGCTTGTCTATTTATCCGATAATTAATATTGTTGACGTGGCTGTTTTTGGCCGGGCTGAGGGGCAAATCAACGACATAATTGATGGCGCAACACCAGATAATGTGTGGCGGAAAGAAATTGACCCGTACATGTCTGGGAGATACCAGTTGCGACAGCATCAGTATTTTGTCGGTGGCGAATGCGCTGTTGGTTGTCGCAAAAAGTGTTTTTTTTGTCAATACACATGGACTCGAAAACATGTCACAACTGGGGCGGGATACTCTCACGGCTCAGATTTGGTTACACCAGAAGAAGATTGGAGCGGTCTTGCGGTTACTAAGCCCGGTAGATATACAACCGCATGGGATGGATGGTCAGAGCAAACAAGGATTGCAGTCAACAAGCACATAATGGATGTGCAAATACACGACAAGCTGACCGGGATCATGGCAAGTAATTTTTCGTCAGTTGTCAATCTCAAGATATTCAACATTGTATGGTATCCGTGGGAAACTGAAGCAAGCCTGACAGCCGATATTGCGACTACCTCAAAATTACTTGCGTCAGTCGATGCAGAGTCAGGAACAAGAATACTCATTATGTTTTTGGTAACTCCGTTTTCTCCGGAGCCGCTTACACCGATGGCCGATTACCCAGCAAACGTTACAGTAGACACACGTGGAATATTTGAGCGCATTGGCAGGCAAGTTTACAAGGGCAAAAAAATAGAGGCGTTCGTTTTGCCACAAATTAACAGCGGATTTACTTTGGCAAAAAGGGTGTTAATTAATCGCGGCATCAGTGGTGCACAATTGACAAAAATAATCAAGAAATGTGCTAAGTATCCGGCATCTGAAAAGGTAAAGGTGATGTCTGATTATATAGACATGCATGTCTTTGGGTGGTTGCGCATGGAAAGCAATCTTGAGTCATACTGCAAAATACCAAAATCAAGAGCGCACGTCCTGTGCGCGGAACCGCCCGCAGAACACTATGGAACAGGCCAGAACATCGGCCAACATCGGCAGTATGCAATACCGCTGGACACTAAGGAATAACTTTACTATAGGCGGTACAGCATACTGCCGCGAAGCGTTGGGATACCATGCTCAGTTGATTATAGGGAGGCGCGAAATGATGCCTTGTAAGGATTGTTTGATTCGACGGTATTGTCACATACATTATCCAAGTGCCTTTGCGCCATGCGCCTCCCGATCTAAGGTCGAAAGCACGGCACCCAACACGGCCAGTGACGCCATTTCCGCAATAGAAGGAGCGCTTCGTATAAAGGACTTGTGGCGACCACCGGCGGACACGCGAATCACCGAAGACGATCCACATTGGGGCGAATATGTAGCGCTCCAGGAAATGTTGAATAATTTCGAGTCCGTAGTGCGGAAACAGCGCACGTAGCCGGACCGGTAGGCTCCCTCATGGAATTTTACAGCGAAACGGATCCGTCAATCCTGGCGATGTTCCCTACCCTCAGTCATTGGTTCTACGCAAAGGAGGACGAATTGGGGAGCATTCACAAGGTCCGTTTCGGCAGAGAGTTGACAAGGGCTGCGAAGTTCGAGTCCGATACCTACATGACGGCCGACTGTCTCAGGCAGTTGGCCGACTTCATGGATTCTCTCGACTAAGCAAATGCGCAAGAGAATAATAGGACGAGCTACGATGGTTGGCTGGCTGACGGGCAAGGCGATTGTCGGGATGGTGCATCTCATGTACCAGAATACGACTGCCGGTCGTTTCCTGCGGTCTCTCATGGGGGTGCTGCTCGCGGAGTGCCACCGTCGCAGATTGAGGATAGCTTTCCCCACCGCATCTTGCTCATGGTGCTGTGATACTGCGGATGTAGAAATTCAGATCGAAAACGGGTGTCAATACTGTGCTCGGTGTGGCCGCAGACTGCGCACGTAGCCGGCACCGCTGAAAGAGGCTCCTGTTCCAGCACACAACAGAGAATTGCGCATGTGTCAAACTGAAACAAGGCGGAAGGTACTCCCAGCAATGAAACCCAAAGAGGTTAAATCAGCACCCCAGATTTTCGCGATAACTTGAAAACATGTCCCGACTACCCGAAGTATGAAAAGGATGAAACGAATATGCCCAAAAAGGGCGTGAAAAGGGCGAAGACGGCGAAGACGGAAACGGAGTCGTTTTTGGAGCTGTCGAGGCATGTAATGGGCAGGGAGGCGGCTGTGGTCCTGGGGGTGGACCGGTCGACGGTGCAGAGATGGGTGGTGGACAGGGGAGCTCCGAGGAACGAGGACGGGACGTATGACCTGCCGACACTGATCAAATGGGCACTGTCGAAGGGGGCATTGCACGTCCAGGGGGAGGCCAGGGCGAAGGAAGCTGACCGGAAAGCGATCGCGCAGCGTGAGCTGATCGAGGAGCGGGTGCGTAGGCTGCGGGAGGAGACGTATCCGCGGTCGCTGGTGCATGAGGTGGGTGCGAAGCAGATCGTGGAGCTGCGGCGGTTCGTCGAGGAGTCGTTCAGGCGGAATGTGGACCAGTTTCGGAACAAGAATCGGGAGCAGTTGCTGGTGCTGTTCGAGGAGTACGGTCGGCAGATGTGTGAGGCGTTCGCGGCGGCAGGAAAGGAGATCGCGGAGTGATCTTCGACTTCCCAACACACTCCTTCCCGTGGTGGCCGGACTCTTCTCCCTTTATGCGTCCGCGGCCCCCGATCCTGCCGTCGGAGTGGGCCGAGAAGCACTTCCGTTTGTCTACGGCCTACGCGACTCAGGGACCCATCACGCTATTCCCCTGGCAGGTCGACGTGATCAACTCCCCGATCGAGTACCAGACATCCGTCTGGATCGCGCCGACGCAGACGGGCAAGTCCATGCTCGCCGAGGCATACACAGGGTACCTGATCGACCGGCGACACGGCAACATCATGTTCGTCTATCACAAGAAAGAAACCGTCGCGGACGTGTTCGACGAGCGATTCAAGCCGATGGTCAAAGAAGTTCCGGCGATCCGTCGATATTGGGATGGCGACGAGGACAACCTGACAAAGCGCCGATTCAAGTTCCGCCATCTGATCATGCGCATTGCCTCGGCCGGGACCCGCGGGGACATCGCGGCTCATAATGCGCCCTACACGATCGGGGACGAGTTTGCGAAGTGGCCGAGAAAAGAGGGCTTCGATCAAGTCAAAATGCTTAAGGGGCGCACGCAGGCATCGGTCATGCTGGGCAAGGAGACGCGGGCTCTGTACCAGACATCGCCGATCGACGATCAGGACAAGTCCTGGGCGATTTGTCACGACCCACATATCCGGTTCACTCGGCCCTACGTCAAGTGCCCACACTGCGGGACCTGGATCTGCATGCAGGACAAGCATATCCAGGAGAAGCCGAACCGCAAGGGAGTGAAGGACCACAACCCGCAGCGGATCCGCGCGGCGCGTGCGGCGTGGTATCAGTGCCCGGTTAAGGGATGTGGGAAGGAGATCACCGAGGAGCAGCGATATGAGATATGGCAGCGGCCGGTATGGGCCGATGAGCGCGAGAAGATCGACCAGGACGGGAAGGTGCACGGCAAGGTGCAGTCAGAGACTGTGGTCCGGCAGTGGAACCGGTTGGTGGTCACGTCCTGGACCTTCGCCGAGTGCCTGGCGTGCTTCTTCGAGGCATACCAGAGCGCGGATTCCGAAGCGCTCAAGACGTACGTGAATGAGGACATGGCAGATTGGGTACGCACGAAAACGAAGCGCGTGTCGGAGAACTACCTCGCATCGAGGATGGGCCGGTACCACATGATCGGGACTCCAGGCGCCACGGTGCCGGAGGGGGTGGCTGTGGTGCTCTGCGGGATCGACACGCAGGACGGAGGGTTCTACTACGTGATCCGTGGATTTGGGTTCAACGTGGAGAGTTGGCTGCTGCGGTGCGACTTCGTGCAGTGCGACATGAGCGAGGACCGCTATCAGAGTAAGCCCCAGAACGTCCTGGCACGGCTACAGGAGGAGCTGGGACGGTACCCCCTTGAGAGGCAGGGAGGACAGAAGCTGGGCATCGCAATGGGACTGATCGACCGCGGGGGTCACCGTTCGACGGACGTTGACTACATCGTGGGTCGGACGGCGTATCTGTACCCATATATCGGGACAACGTATCACCAGGCCCCCCTGATCGAAATGAAAAAATCGGGGATCTACCATGGGCATACGCGCAACTTGTCCCGGCAGGTGGCGAAGGAAATCGAGGGCCCGATCTGGCATATCCCGCAGGACTGTCCACCGGCGTACATGGAGCAGGTGCTCAACCACTACGAGGAAGAGTACACCGACACCCGCGGTCACACTAAACGACGATGGGTAACCGGGGACGACCATGGAATGCCGGACCACTATCGGGACTGTGAATGCATGATAGCCGGCGTACGGCAGATTCTGAGCCTGGAACGTGAACTCAACGATGAGAGCGTCGTGCGGGTCATAGGAGAAGCGCAGACGATCAAGGATGCGCCGGAGGAGGAAGACAAGGGCGGGCGCGAGAAGGAGCAGAAACGGCAGTACAGCGACTATCTTAGCGAGGTAACCAAAGGGCTCGAAGGCTGGTAGGAGGTACCATGACGAAGAGAGGCAGACCATCGCAGAGCAAGATCAGGCCACCATACAGGGTGGTCCGGCGCACGACGTACCCGGACTTGGAGCGCCTGTGCAACGAGCAGCACGGTGACGGATACGATCTGAACGCGTCATTCAGGATCCCCGGGGAGGGATACGAGTTCTTGTTCAAGCGACGGGACGCAATAGAACTCGCAACCCCTTGATTTTCCCCAAAACAATCCCCAAAAACACCCCCTAACTTGACATTTCTTGCAATCGACTGTACATTATGTGTACATGGCTGCAAGATTTACCGCCACAGACGTATCCAATATTCGCGCCGCACTGGTGACCATCGCTACGCGCGGGTCCGCGTCGGTCACGATCGCTGGTCGCACCCACACCTACATCGACATTGACAAGCTCCGTTCCCTGCTGCATGAGGCCGAGGCCCAGGTCAACGCCGACACCTACGGCGGGACCATCCCGGTCGCATTCACGGAGGTCGACGGATGACCGGGGCGTGGTGGGAGAAACACGCCCATCGGGCTGGACAGGCGCTTTACAGCGTGTCTAAGCGGCTCTGGCCCCAGGCGTACCGGATGCAGCACGTCGAACATTGGGCGGAGTACAGGCGCCGTATCGCTTCCTATCTCACCGATGTTACCGGCATGTTCTCCGCTCATTACGATTCGGCGAGCACCGACCGGTTGCACGGCGACTGGAGCACGAACTACGGCACTCACTACGACAACCTGCGGGACTCCTGGAAGACAATCGTCGCGCGGGCAATCAAAGCAATCGACAACTATCCGCATGCAGCGGGGCTACAAACATCGATCCTCGGCAACGTGATCGGTACCGGTATCCGACCCCGGCCCAATGTCCAGACGAAGGACGGCAAGTCGGTCGAGGGCGTCAACAAGGCGCTGGAGGAGGGCTGGAAGCGATACAACGACCAGTGGGACGCGAAGCAGGGAGCGTCGTTCGTCGGCAAGCAGCGGCTGATGCTGTCGGAGATCATGAAGACGGGAACGTGCCTGACCAACAAGGTCCGTGCCCCCCGGGAGAATTACCTCGGGGTGCAGTCGCAGGTCGTCCACCTCCTCCGGCTCGACGACTCCCACGACCGGGATGACATAAGCTTGGAGGAAGGTCTCAAGGGGAGTCAGACTGTCTTCGGGGTCAACATCGACGAGAACGGGGCTCCGGTGAGCTACTGGATCCAGGGGGTCAAGCGGCCAGTGTCCGCAACGGTCATGCACGCATCGTACCGGGAGGACTCCAGCGAGCAGTATCTTGGCAACTCGTGGTACACACAGGCGCTGAAATTCCTTTGGGGCAACGAACAGCTTATGAAGGACACGATCGTTGCGTCCCGTATCCAGAACATGGTGATGTTGCTGGTCCCGAATGCGATCGCTGGCAATCTGATCCGCAACAACCGCAATACCAATGATAACGTGGAGTGGGAGCCGGGGAAGGTCTGGCAGTATGACCCCAAGTCCGGCAAGCCGGAAGTAATATCGACGTCCCAGAACGTCAAGGATGTCCTGAACCCCCTCCAGAAGCTCATGCTGCAGGGCATCGGCGCAAGCATGGGTCACAGCTACCAGACATTCACGCGCGACACCGGGGATATGTCTTTCTCCTCCATGCGCGGGAACACGATCGAGGACCGGCGTATCTACCGCGTGATTCAGGCTTTTTTCATAGAGACGTGCCTGCAGTGGGAGTGGGACTACTTCGTGGGGCGCATGTTCCTCGAAGGGCACATGGGCAGCGCGGGGATGAACGACTACATGCGCGACCCATGGCACTACAATCGGGCAATGTGGCGCACGGACGGCTGGGATTGGGTCGACCCGCTGAAGGACGCCAATGCCAACATCGCATTGGTCAACAATCGAATGCTGAGTTTGGAGCGGTTCTACGCAGAGCGTTACGGTGCCGATTGGCGTGAGGAGCTGCGTCAGATTTCGGACGAGGAAGAGGAACTGAAGACGCTCGGTCTGGATCGTACGAAGGAGCAGGCGCAGGGCAACACGGACGAGGAAGATGAGCAGAAAGAACGAGACGAGCGTGCAGCGCGAGGGTAAGACCGTCCGGGTGAGGTACACACCTCCCGGACTGGCTGTGCCGATAGACATGGACGTGGAGGCTGTGACAACCGAGAACGAGGAGCGGCGGTATGCCAAAGAGAAAACGGTTTCGCTCTGATATCGCCTACGGGTTGGAAAAACCCGAGAGCGCGGTCGACCGCGAAGAGGGTGTGATCAGTGGGTATGCCGTAATGAGCAAGGGGGAGGTCCGCGGGCATGGCATGGAAGCGGACGACACGACCATCGATCAGGTGGTAGAGCTGGGCAATGCTGCAAAGAGCGGGATCAAAACGCGCTTCGGGCATCCCAACATGAGCCAGACGGCGTTCGGCACGTATTTGGGCCGATCCGTGAACTTCCGGCGCGACGGCGACGTTGCCCGGGCCGACCTCCATCTGAGCGATTCGGCGGAGTATTCCCCGAACGGCAACCTGTCTGAATACACGTTCCAGATGGCCGAGGAAGAGCCGGACATGTTCGGGGCGTCAATCGTGTTTTCGGGCGATCCGGTGAAGCGCTTGAACGAGGATGGTACGGTGCAGAAGGATGACAACGGCAACGAACTACCACCCGTGACGCGGCTCGAGAAATTGTATGCCGCTGATGTCGTTGACGACCCGGCAGCCAACTCCGGTATGTTTTCGTCTACAGCGCAACTAAGCGCAGAGATGACCGAGCGCCTGGATGAGCTGCTGGAGTCCGAGGACGCAATCGAAGCGTGTAGATCATTCCTGCGGCGATACCGCAATCTCAGGGGGCACAACAAGCGGGTCGATCGCATCGCGGCGAAACTGGAAAACGCACTGAGTCTGATGGATGACTCGCAACCAGAGGAGGCACCCATGGGGAAGCCCAACACCGACCCCCAGGCCCCTGAGACGGACGGCGCCCTCAAAGCGGCGCACGACAGGGAAACCGAGGAGGCCAGAAAGCAGGCAGCCGAGGAGGCGACACAGGCCGAGCGGAAGCGCCAGACGGAGATCCGCACGTCCTGCCGGTCACTGAAGTTGCCGGAGGAGTTCGCGGATGGTTTGATCGAGAAGGGGCTCTCGATCGAGGACGCGCGCAAGGAGATCATCGAGAAGCATGCCGCGGAGCTGCAGCCGGCCCCGGTGGGCGGTCCCTCCGTCCTGCAGGACAACCGGGACAAGATGCTGGAAGGCATCGAGACGGCGATCGACTGCAAGTTCGACCTCGGCGTGACTCCCGAGAAGCGGAAGGCAAACCGTGGGAACGAGTTCCGCGGGATCGGGCTGCAGAGCCTTGCGCGGGTGACGCTCGAAGCGGTCGGGGTTCAGGGCATCTCGCGCATGAGCGCTGAGGAGTTGTACCATGAGGTGATCCGGCTGGAGGCGTCAAGCCAGGGGACCGGCGACTTCACGAATATTTTGTCCAACACGGCGAACAAGGCGTTGCTGACCGGGTGGGAGGAAGCTCCCCCCTCGTACACGCGCTGGACCAAGCAGAAGTCCTTGTCGGATTTCAAGACAGCCGACTTGGTCGCGACCAGCGCCTACGCGGGAATCGCGAAGGTGCCCGAGGGTGACGCGCCGAAGATGGGGACGTTCCGCGACAACAAGGAACAGGCCAAGCTCGAAACGTATGGCGGAAAGTATGTTCTCACACGTCAATCCATGATCAATGACGACCTGTCACAGTTTGCGGTGATCCCGCGGGCAATGACCGGGGCGCTCCGGCAGAACATCAACAACGACGTGTACAATTACGTCTGGGGCACGGACGGTGTCGGACCGACGATGCTGGAGGACGACGTGGCCATGTTCAACGCGGCGAGCCACAACAATCTCGTGGCCATCGGGTCGGGCGGAGCACCGACGAAAAGTGCCTTCGGGGTGGGCTGGATCGCGATGGTCACGCAGCAGGTCCTCAAGGGCGACGAGAACGAGACGCAGCGTCGGCACATGGCCAACCGGCCGCGGTACATCCTGCACGGGCCCAACACCGCACAGGTCATCTACGAGCTCACGCAGAGCGCGTTCTACGCCGCGAGTGGGGACGATGGGAGCAATAGCGGAACGCAACTGGCCAACATGTACGGCCCCGGGGCCTCGCGTTCGCTGGAGCCGATCGAGGAGCCGCTGCTGGACTACCTGATCACGGATACGGCGACGTATCCGTGGTACCTGGCTGCGGACTCGAACCTGGTCGGCACGATCGGTGTCTTCACACTCAATGGCGCCGACGCGCCGCGGTCGTCCTCGCGTCCCTCCATGGTTGGGGAAGCCGAGGGGATGCACTGGCAGGTCATGATGGACTACGACATCGCGGCCGAGGACTGGCGCGGGATGTACTGCAACACCGGCCGATAGTCTCGGAACGGTAAACCGATAACCACTACCGAGGAGGTAAATGTGGCCTCAGTAGCAACGAGAGAAGGTCGGCTGAAGCAGACAATCAAAGACGCCGACCAGCTCAGATGGCAGAACGGCACCGGAGCGGCGGTCTCCGTGGGCGAGATCATCGCCATCACTACCGCGAGCGGGAAGCGGATGGCCGCGATGGTGCTCACAAGCGAGGCGGGAACATCGACAATCGCCGCGGACGCCTGGGGGCAGGTGCTCATTCGGGGCCGTGTCAAGGTTGACAAGTCGGAGTCGACGGCATTTGCCCAGGGGAAGACGGTCTGGTGGGACGCCAGTGCCAACCAAGCGGATTCGTCGGCAACTGCCAACACGATGAGTGATTTTGTCGTAGGCATGTGCACGACGGCTGCGACGGCGGCGGCGACAACGGTCGAGGTCGACCTGAACCAGGGGCCGGACGAAGGTTCGCCTGGGTCGAGTTCGTCAAGTAGCTCGTCCTCGTCCTCGTCCTCGTCCTCGTCGAGCAGCTCGTCGTCCTCGTCAAGTAGCTCGACCGCTGCGGGCTAAACGAGGGCTCTCAGCATTGTAGGGGGGGCCTCGGCATTAGCCCAGGCCCCCTTTTTCGCAGGGAGGGCATAATGTCGGACGGGTACTGCGATCAGCACTATTTGGTGCAAGAGACGCACGAAAAAGTGTGTCAGATTCATACCGCATTTTTTGGCAACCCGGATGACAAGGATGATCCGGGAGGCATGCGCGCAACCGTCGCAATGCACGAGAGCGCATTGCGGACCATCCGTCGAATCGGCTGGATTGTCCTGGGAGTAGTTATACCGATCGCTGTAATTGCGTTGTTTTCGTTGGGGCCGATACGACTATGACGATTGACCTGCAGGCCGACATGGACACTGTTTTCCTTGACTCCGGGTTCGAGGAGGACATCGTGTATACGCCGTCCGGCGGCTCAGCGGCGACCATTTCGGCGATTGTGGACAGAGGCCCACCGATCCAGGCCGGGCGAGCCCGCGGGGTCGACAGCAACCCGAACAGGCGGCACGAGGTGACGATCTACGTGAGTACGACCGACGTCCCGACGGTTACGCCGAATGAGGACACGGTGCAGGTCAAAGCGCGGGTCGGGGACAGTATGACGCGGACGATGACTGTGCGATCGGTGATTTCCAGTGACGCGGGCTGTCAGCAGCTCGCATTGGGGTGGTAGGCATGCCGGAACTGGTGCTCAAGGGAAAGGTCAGAGGCGCGAACGAGGTCGCGCGAGGCATGGCCCTTGCCCCTCGTGTCTACACGCGCTTCTGTTACGCCTGGTTCCTCGACGAGCGCGGGAGGTTCCTGGGAGGTCGCGGCAGCCGCTCGAAGGTATTCAAGGGCTACCGTGGCATTCTGGGACGCAAGCCCAGGCGTCGACGAAAAGGCAAGTGGCCCCCGCAGCTTATTGGACTGTTCAAGGGCTACGTGAACCAATCGAGGCGGATCCAGGGGATGTCTCTGCGGATGGGCGCCGGACTCAACCGGCGCACACAGATGCACAAGGCCATCGAGGCGCAGATGGAAGGGGCGCTGATCACGAGTAGCCGAGAGATGCCTGTCCCGATCTACCGCAATATCCAGGCGGCCGGGGGGCCTGCTCGTGGGTACTGGAAGGGGAAGGTGTTCAAGCGCGCGCTCATGTACAAACGGCTGGTTCGGATCCGTGATGGCCGGAGATCGTTGTACTTCCTGAAGACCGGTCGGCGCACCAGTCGCACGGGCCGGCGCTTCCTGCGTCGGGCCTTAATGTTCGTGGGTATGCACACGATACGGCTCCGGCCGACGCTCACAGGGCGCTACGACTTCTTTGCGCGCTGGAGTCGGGCTGTCCCGAAGGTGTTGCTCCGCGGTCAGGGCATGATGGACCGTGCAACGAAGGCTGTACTCGAAAAGGGCAGACGGGATTGGGGCAGGTAATGGCTGACTGTATTGACGAACTGATCACCAATGACCTGGAAACGACGCTCGAAGCCACGTCGATATTGGGAGCCGTGCCGGGGGCGGTGGAGCGCGAGCGGACCTATCTGCTGATCAACAATCGCTACCCGTTCGTCGAGATCCAGGGCCCCTTCGTCGAGGTCGATACGCAGACGTACGAAGTGGCGATGTCGATGCTCGGCTACCTGATCCTTGTGTACGTCAAGCACTCCGACGAGGAAGTGAGCGAGGACGAGATCACGCGATATGCGCGCAACGTCGCAGCGGACGTAATCAAGGGACTCATGGTCGACCCGACGCGCGGCAACAACGCACTAATCACCAAGATAACAGAACGCGGGTATGGCTTCGGGGAGGGGGACGACACGATCGACTTCTTCGTGTACGTCGGGATCGAAATCACAGCGCGAGAAGATTCTACTGACCCATACAGTCTCGGGTAACAAAGGAGTGTAACATGGTCGAGGAACTGAAGCTCTTTCTACTCGGGGTGCAGGAGGCGGAAGGAACGCCGCTGACATCGTTGACCCGGGACAACCTGGTCGAGTGCACTCCTGACTCGAAGATCGAGCCGGACGTCCGCGTCGCTGAAATCAACCTGGTCGGAGGTGGGTACACACAGGACGCAGCGGTTCCCGGCCGGCGCGTGTGCAACGTGACGCTGGGTTTTCCCATGCGCGATTTCGGTGATGGTATACAGGCGGATTGGGTCACAGCTTGGAGGGGAGCCGGCGCGAGCGTGACCGAGAACAACGGCTACTATATCGTCAAGTTTGTCAACACCGGGCACGTTGCCTGCACGGTCTGGGAGTACACCGGGGCGCAGGGGTCCAGCGCATCCAATCTCGGGAAAGCCGGAAACGTCAAGTTCGACTGGCGCATGACGCTCGACTTCAGCGGCGACACGTACGGGAAGCTGGAGCTGACCGGCGTCGGTCGCTACACAATCCCGTCGGCCGGCACGCATCCGTCCATCAACAAAAACAAGTCCAACGTACCGGCTCTCATGGGCGTGACCATGAATCTGGTTGGTTCCAGCTCATTCCGTTGTCTGAATCTGGAGTTCCAGGGCAACCAGGGAACAGAAGCGACGACGCTTCCGACCCACGCATCCGGTGTCGGTGTCTCGAAGATCACGACCCGCAAGATCAAGTGGACCGCGAAGGTGTACCGGGAGGCGGTCGGAACGGTCGATCCTGAGACCATGCTCCAGGACGTGACCACGGGCAACACGAACGTCTATTGGGGCGCGAGCGACAAGCTCAAGATCAACGCCTACGACTGCCAAATTACCAAGGTCACTCCGTCCGACGAGAACGGGGTCCAGACGTTCGACATCGAGGGGCAGGTCAATCACAACCGGTTGGAGATCCGTGTCGCCGGTGGTGAGTCGTCAAGCTCGTCCTCGTCCTCGTCCAGTTCGTCGAGTTCGTCCAGCAGCAGTTGATGGGTACATGAACACTTTTCATTGGGGGCACCATGATACCTATACGACCGGGCGCGACCCTTGAGGTCGAGCACGACGGCGTGACCTACCGACTTCGGTATCTCACTGAAGAACAGTATCAAATCGGCTTCATGCAACTGCAGGACCAGTGGTCTGCCGCGCGCAAGCCATACGTCGAGCGTGCGCGCAAGAACTTGGAAAAGCACAAGCCTGCCCTGCCGAAAGGCGAGGACGCGGACAACCTGCTGATGCTCGAAGTCGAACGGCTGATGCAGGCAGACGCCGATTTCGTTGCCAAGCAGATCCAGTACAATAGGCGTCTGGTCGACATCTTTGTGGTCGGATGGAGTGGCCCGAACGTGGCCGAATTGCCGAAGGACACGAAGCCGAGCGATTGCTTTGGCGTCAACGCGCTCCCGAAGCTGCAGGAGCTGATCTATGAGCACGTCGTGGAACTGACGGGCTTGACGGAGGACGAAGCAAAAAAATCATAGCGGCGGCGTTCGTGGTCAATGGGCGGCTGCCGATGTTCAACTGTAAGACGTGCACGCCGCAGGACAAGAGGAGGCGCGGGTGCGTAAGACCGTTCAAGAGAAAAGAGATTTGGCATACCGATGAGTGCTTTTTCTGTGGGGGCAAATACAGTAAGTGTGTTCATTGCGGGGGGAAGGGGCGGATACCGATACGGCAATGCCCCCAAGCTGCTGCGGATTCGTCTCTCCTCCCGTTCTTTTTTCCATGGCTGCACTCGCAACAGTTGGCGTGGCCGGATGGTAGGGGGCGACTGTTTCAGGTTCGCAAGCTGGTCGAGGCATTTGATCTGCTGTACTTCTATCACACCAAGTTCGAGGTAGACGCATGTCGAGGCGCATCGAAGTCATTCTCGGGGCGAAAGACCAACTAAGTCGCACGTTCGCGACGGCGACAGGCAAGGTCGAGCGGTTCGCCGATCAGAGCAAGCGTGCGTTCAATCAACTGGCCTCGTTCCGCAATATCGCCGCGATAGCTGGCATCGGCTACATCGGCAAGCAGTTTGTCGACGCAGCGGCAAAGCTGGAGGTATTTCGCAACCAGCTGAACATCGTAACCGGGAGCGCGGGGCAGGCCGCGCAGGCGCTGGAGGCCATTCGAGAGTTCGCGCGCAAATCGCCGCTCGAAACCGAGGACGTAGTGCAGAGCTATGTCCGTATGCGCTCCGTGGGGATCAATCCGACCATCCAGCAGATGGAAACGCTCGGCGGCGTTGCGGTCCTTATGAACCGACGAATGAGCGAAGTATTGCAGGCGTTTATTTCGATGGAGAAAGAACCGCTACGCAATCTCGGTGTGGAGATTGACAAGACCGGGAGCAAGGCCATTATCACGAGCGGGAATATCCGACGCGAGGTGAAGAAAGACACGGAAAGCATCCGCGAGGCACTGCTGGACGTGTGGGGCGAGCGCTTCCCGAATGCGATCAAGACGGCGGCAAACACAACGACTGCACATATCGCGGTCATGAAATCCGAGTTCTTCGAGTTGGCTGCGACGGTTGGCCAGGTATTTCTGCCAGTCGTTAAAAAGCTGGCCGAAGCGTTCGGCATGATTGCGTCGAGTCTCCGTAGCGGCTTCACTTGGCAAGGGAAATTTGCTACTGATTGGGTGGACAATGCGAAAGAAACATCTGGTCTACTACAGGCGCAGGCGCGAGTGCGGAGTAGGATCAATGATGAGCTGCAGAAGGAGGTTCAGAATCAGACTGAGCTGCAACGTCTTTATGGGAACCTGGCCAGGAATCAGCAGCGTCTCAACAAGCTCGCCGAGGATAAGGCGAGAATGGAGCGGATACGCCAAGCCACTGGTGCGAATCCATGGGGTGGCGGTGCCGTATTGCCTGGCACTGGAGAGTTGGGGGGCGGTACCGGTGGCAAGGGCAAAGGCAAGGGCGCAAAGACCGCGAAGGGCGCCGAGTTCTTCGGATTCGGCGAGCGCTTCGAGGCCAGCATGGATGCTCAACAGCGCATGCTGGAGCTTAACGAATGGATGCAGCGTCGCGAAATCGAGAACGAACAGGAACTGACGCGCGCGAAGCGGGAAGAGCTGGAGAAGCGGCAAGCGGACTTGGAGATACACCTTCGGCAGCAGGAACAGCTGGAGCGCATGTACAGCCGTGCGCGTATGGACATGGCGCGTACGGTGACCCATGGCCTTGGCAATATCCTAATCGGATACGCCGAGAAGGCAGGGCAGTCTCAGAGGCAGCTCGCACAGACACGCAAGGTGATCGGCCTTATCACCGCTACAGTGGACAGCTTTGTCGCTGCAAACAGTGCCATGCGTGACACCCCGGGCCCCTATCCGGTCAAGGCCGCAGCGTACGGTCTGACGCTCGCCAAGGGCTTTGCCAGTGTTGCCATGATCGCTGCCCAGCCCCTCGCCCGCGGCACGGGTTTCTTTGGCGGCGGGATGGCTCTCGTAGGTGAGGAGGGGCCGGAGCTAATGCGGCTCCCCCGCGGGACGCAGGTATACAACACGCGGCAGACACGCCAGTCCATCGGTAGCGTGACGTTCTCGCCGCAGGTGGTCGTCCAGGGCAACGCATCCGATGCGACGGTGACGCAGATCGAGAGTTCCCTGCAGGGGTTGGCTAATCAGTTCGAAAACGCGCTACGGTACGGCTACATCGACCCGCGGCGTTTGGGGATAGCAACCATATAGAGAGGCAAGTAGGTGATTCGGACCTTCGAGCTGCATGCTGGTGGTACGGCGTACACATTCCCGCTCCCTGAGTGGGAGTACGCCGTCACCTACCATCTCGCCATGCATCACCAGCCGGTGCTCCCCCGGGGGTACGTGATCTGGGACGATGAGGCCAGCAATGACTTCCGGACCTGTCAGTGCCGTTTCCTGCTCGACGCAACGGACGCTCAGACGCTCTGTGGGATCGCGAATGACGTCGACAAGGGTAGGGGGAGTGAGGTGAAGCTCCGACTCCGATCCGGCTGTGGGTGGCATCCTGCGGGGCCTGATAAGGGGGAGAGCGGCGACTTCCTGGCACGGTTCCTGTCGGTGAAACCCGGGGGGGTCCTGGAGAGCCCCTGGCAGCACTTTCGCGTCGAGGTCGAGTTCCTGTTGACCTCCATCCCGGCCTATGCCCTGCCGTCCGAGGTATCCGAGGGGGATCTCCAGATCGGGACGATTACCGGGCTACGGTACCCCCCCGACTTTCCGGAACCCGATACTGTGTACGACGTGACGACAGCAGTCACCCGGGACGGCACCGGGAAACCGGTGGACAAGCTGACAGACATCTATACGACCAAATTGCCCATGGTGTGCAATGAGAGCAAGGCGGGAGCGCTGATCAACCACATGGTTGGGACCGTCCGGGACAACACAGTCAGCATTGTTGCTGGGGCCAACAACTTCATATTCGGCCGGGACAACGGCGGGGCCGGGACACATACCTGTTACTGGCTCAATGACATGTTGACAGCGACCCACAGCCGACACGACGAATGGGCCTTCGACCTGAACTTCTACCAGGTGAGTGTCGCCTGATGGCAATCTACATTCACACAGTGCGCATCTACCTGGACACGGCCCCGGCCGGCAATGCCGACATCGGGCTCTATGCCGTCGGAGGCGGGAACAGCCAATTGCGCTGGGCGGAGATTGACCTGTCCAGCTACTCCCCTACTCTGGCCTGGAAGTCCGGGGTGATCGTGCCGGGCGGGATCGGGGACATCACCGAGAGCATCGACCTGCGGCGCAGCGGGGGGCTGTCGAGGGCCGGGGACGTGATGGTCCAGGTAGCCAACACGCTGTCAGTGAGCGGGAGCTGGACGCAGTTCGACAAGGTGCTCTCCGATGCGGACATCGACTTGCAGAATCTCCTGGGGGAGATACGGCGCTTCGAGATATCAGCGGGCGCCTTGGTCGACGCGGACGGAACTGTGATCTACACGGGCAAAGCCGAAGACATCAACTGGACCGAGAAGATCATGTCGATCAAGCTCCAGACGGCGCGGAAAAATCGGGAGGCGTACCTTGGCACACAGTCCGAGGTCGCTGGTGGTGGGACAGTTGATATACCGGTGACTCTTGGAACTATGTACCCCCAGCAGATTGAGGACGAAAGGCGCGACAATTTCGGGGCCATGGTCCGTACGGAGAACACGGACGAACTGTACCTGGAAGGCACGGAAATCTGGCTCGCGTCAGCCGTTCGAATGGTGCGCTTTAGGCCGAATAAGCCGCTGCAGGCGTATCCGGTCGTAGGAGACAACGGCGCGGTACCACCCTTGGAATATGCCGTCAAAGTTGGCGAGTCGGTAAAGTGGTATGACGACGCAGGGGTAGAGATCACTGTAGGCGCTCCGTCCCTTGATAATCTGATCGGGAGGGTGCTGCGTGTCGTTGACGGAGACGGGCAAGGGGAGTATCGAGTAATCACGCTTGCGCGTGTAGATATCGACAACACTCCGACAGTTATCGACGTGACCATTGCTGATTACTTTGAGACGACTCTTGCCGGGAACGCGACTGCAACGGCAACGGACAACTCGTGGGTCGAGATACGCACGGCGTCTATCAAATACGCTCTCGATGTTTGGGAGTGTCGAAACTGGCTGAACGAGGAAGGTACGCCGGTCGGAGAACCCGAGCCGCGCGCGTATGATCCTCAGTCCTCCGTCAAGGTAAGCGCCTTAGATACGACGACGGACGTACAGACCGAGGCCGCTGCATGGGCTCGCGTGCCGGAACAGACTTTCGAGGACGATAGCGGCAAACAGAACGATATGGTGTTGCGAAACCGCTCTCTACACGAAGATTCCGGACGTGTGAAGGACGTTGTGATTACTCCATGTTCGTCCATCGAATGGCTTTCGGATACAGACCTGTCCGACTGGAGCATTGATGCGCCTGTTCATGGTTCTTGGATCAAATTACGTGACGGTGCTTACGGCAGCAGTGAGGAGGCCCCAAGCGCGTATCTAACAACCGAGGAAGGGGCCGTCGGGCTTGGCACAGACAGGAATTATGCAACACGGGCAGGAATCACGATTTATGAACAGGGATCAAAAACACAGGAGCACTATCCCGGAGTAATTGCTTGTCTGTTGCGACTACCTAATCCGCCGGACGGATTCGATTTCGATTCGGTGTACATCGGCATAGACGGTTGGGCAACTATCCCGCGAGCCTCAGACGGGGTCAGCGCAAACCTTTATCTGCAGCACCAGAACTGGATGGGGCCTGTCGTCCAAGATCTGAAGGTCAACATAACGCAAGGGGTATCCAACATTACCTTGACCTACGGTAGCCTTCTCGACGAGTATTACACCAGTCATAGGCCATCGCGGAACAATCGATGGTTCTATTGGGCAGATAGCTCGATATCGGAAGTGTACAATGTTTCTGGGCACGCTACGTTCCAATTGGACGGGGTAACGGATGTAGCCGCCTATCGTGCACTCGACGTGGTGCTGTTCGCTCTGCGGGTCAGCTACGTCCGGGACAACCCGCTGACGGGTGATGTGTTCGAGGCGTACTTGCGTGACTGCGCTGTGATATTCGGAAAGCGGGTTGGGATCAAAGACAAGATGTACACTGGCATCCGGGGTCGCATCTACGGGGACACATGGGACTGATACAATCATTACCAGCCTGGTCGGACGGGGCCCGCTCATGAGCAGCTCCAGCTCGTCAAGTTCCAGCTCATGGTCGAGCAGTAGCTCGTCGTCGACTTCCCAGAGCTCGTCCTCGTCGAGTTCGTCCGGGGCAGCGGGGCGCAAGATCGCAAGTGACTGGATCAAGGATCCCATCGACATCTTGGAGCATATAAAGAGGCTGCAGAACTACTCCGACCAGGAGACCACGGCGGTCGATTGGGGCAAGGCATACGCGCCCAATGCGCTGATCGACACAAGCACCGACGAGGGAGGGTTCGACTACGAGCTGCTCTATGCGTTGCGGGAGATACGGCCCTTCTACCAGGTGCTGAACTACCGGGAGACAAGTACGGAGAAGATGGCCGAGAAGGTGTGCAAGGGATTTTTCCTCGCGTCCTTCCAAGATCCGGCAACCGGGGAGGAGCGCGTAACTCACTTTGCACAGAAGGCGGCAAGCACTCCGGCGACGACTATCACACTGTCGGATATCATCGGGCCGATCAAGCCGGTCACGTTGCCGCAGGAGCGCGACATCTATCCCGAGGCGTACATCCGGTACTGCCGGCACTGTGGGAGCGGGGAGTATCTTGGATTGATCAAGGTGACGCAGGCAGCGGCCGCGGCGTACGACAGCAGCTACGTCACAGGGGTCAGCGGCGACGTTGCCGAGATGCTGTGGACCAAGGCGCACGTCTTGTGGGAGGCAACGCGCCGAGTGGAAATACCTCCGTCTGACATGACGGATCATGACCTGATCGTCAGGCCCGAAGATGCCCTATGGTACCTGGACACCTGGTTCGGGTGGATGGGAGCGGTCGACACGGATGGGACGCCGAGCGGGATTGTCTACCAGCCGCGGAAGCGCATCGCCTTCACGGTCAATTACGAGCTGGGGAAGGATTGGTTTCTCACGCAGCACCATCTGTTGCAGTTGCCACACCAGACAACCGACATTGCTCTTGAGTTCGCTATCGAGGGATACAAGAAGCAGCTGGCAGCCGGTAAAGAGGCCGTCGAAATCTCGGCGGTACTATACGGCGACGAGACTGAGATCGCGCTCTATGTCCAGGATACTCCTGATGCTGGGACAATCTTGGATGACTGGCAAGACAACGTGGACCTGCAGGCCGTACACGGCGAAGGCCCCGACACACAGGACATCACATGAGACTGCCACATATCGTATTCGCAAACGACAACCCGGTATACAGGCCCCTCGACGAAGAGGACTACATGGGAGCCTACCGGTGGCGTCTGGAGGAGCCCTATAGCTTCGTGGTCAACGGGTACTGTGTGCGGATCGAGGCGGGCTTCGAGTGGGAGCCGTCCATCCCTCGCGGGTTCTGGAACACGTTCCCACCACAGGATCCCGACTTCTGTGCACCGACGTTGCTACACGATTGGGCAGGGGAGGCCGAGGTGTGGTCGTACCGGTTCAACGATCGGTGTTTCCTGGCGTCCCTCAAGTTTCGCGGGGTCAAGCGCTGGAAGCGTGCGGCGATGTACGTGGCCGTCCGGGTGGGAGGGAACAGGATGCATCGAAAGCGCAAGCCGCACACGCCGGAGAGCGTAGCGCATGCGCGTTCGTTCTGTCCGAAAACAGCGGGGCTGACACAATCGCCGTTGTGGCACAATGGGACGACTGTCATTATCTGAGATAGGGGATAGCAATGTCAAAAATCAACCTGCCCGAAGACGGGTCCGTAGAATACGACTCGTACTATGTCAACGTCCAGGCAGCTACGTTCAAGGCGGCGTGCGACGTGCTCAGGCCTACCCTGGCGGCGAAGGGTTTGACAGCCGAGCAGACGGCGTTTGTCCTGCACGAGCGCAGCGACTGCGAGACTCAGCAGGGCACGATCACCTGCACGTGGGGAAAGCCGACGGCGACCAAGGACGGATGGCTGTTTGAGATCGACCGGAATCTCATCGCCGATCTGCACCCAAAGCTGATCGCCGAGGCCATGCCGGTGAAGACGCGAATTGTCAAACGGACTGAGACGGCGTCTCTGTTTGACGCCGAGGCTATCGAGATGGGGGTGAGATAATGGGCTACAAGAACACCGGCACGATACGTACTATTGACACGAGCGATCTCGTGTTTATGTTGAACGGCCCCGCGATGAAACGCGGCCACGCCCCCGCCAGCCAGAACAGCGGTACGATACCGGTTGCCGAGGGAGACGCGGGGCCGGGCACCATCACCGCCACGCTCACCAACATGGCCAGCGGATATGGGTATCGCCGCGATCTGGCGGCGTTCAATTTCGACGACAACGACGACGTGGTCAACATGGGGGACGTGGCAGCTCTCAATAGTGCGACCAAGCTCAGCTTTGAGGTCTGGTGCCGGACGCCGACGATTGACAACAGCCAGTACCTATTTGACAAACGCGATGCGGGGAGCGACAACTTCGTAGCCTGCCATATTACGCCTGTCGCATCCGGCACAATGAACTTCTACGTCAAGACCGCGGGTACACTTACAGTAGGCAGTTTTGAGATTGGCTCTGTCGTCAGCGACGGTGAGACTTTCCATGTACGATGGGAGTACGATGGCTCCGGCGCAGCCAACGCTGACCGGCTGAAATTGTGGGTAAATGGGACGGCGCGCACACTGTCCTTCACAGGAACGATCCCGGCCTCCATCCCCGACCTGACCGGGATCGACCTGCTGGTCGGCGACTACCGGAGCGGGGGACTATCGTGGGGCGGACAGATATACACGCCCGCCTTCTACAACAACACCGGCATCGCCGATCACTCCGCCCTCGCCCCGGACATGGGCCTGGAGATGTTTGCCACAGGGCAACTCGTGGACCCGACGGCAGCAGCTCCAGCCGCAGTCACAGGCAGCGCACACCGCTTGGGCAATTGTACACATCAGTTCGAGGTGAGCCTACGCGACGAATACGACCACGTTGCCCGCGCGGTGGTGGCGTACATCGACGAGTCGCGGTGGCCGTCTGACTGCTGGTCGCGCTTCACCCAGAGCGATCTTTCCGACCTGAGAATCAGCCTGACGGACGGGACGGAGTGCCCCCGGTACCTCACGGCGCGGTGCTCGAAATCAGGGCAGACGGCGGGGCTGTTCGTGCGGATACCCGCGAGCGGGAGCGGGAAGGGGCTCGTGTTCCAGATGGGCGGATCGGCGCAAAGCAACGGTGACCCCTACGTCGATCACGGAGCGTCGAGCGACCAGGCGGCAATCCGGGCGCTGGAGTTCTGCGGTGGGGACGCGGTGGACATCAAGGGATTGGCGACGTTGACAAAGCACAACACGCCGACGTTCCCTTCCGGACCGTTCGGCACGCACCTGCATCTGGTGGGCGGATCCAGTCAGTACGTTTCCGATGCGGATGCGGACGACTTGTCAAGGGGCAACGGGACGACGGACGAGCCGTTCAGTATTATCACCGTATTGCGCCCACAGTCGGTCGAAAACGTAAATGTTCTGGATAGATTTGCGCCGCCGAATGAGTATCTCACATATTGGGCCGGAGCTAGCGGTACGCCGGAATTCAGTGTCTATGATAGTGTCGCTGGCGGCAGGCGAGGACGAAAATCTGTAGGCCAAGCAGGCGTGGAAAATATATGGATAACCGCGATGGTTTCGTACAATGGCGACGAAACGGACCCTATGGCGGGTATTGACATGGGCGAGTGCGGCGAAATTACCGATGTGTCGGACAACTCCTCCGGTACATATAACGCGATGAGCAACACTGCGAATGACAACGAAATCGGTAAAGGTCCGGGTGGCTACAGTAGTATGGACATGGTTCTGCATTTGTTCCTCCCGTACCAAGTTGCGGCTGAGGAATCCCGCATGCTCCACGACGTTTTCCAGGGCACGTTCCTGCATGAGGACAATGCGGCGTTCGACATCGCATCGTCGACCACACACATACGATCCCTAATCAGCGGGGACCGCGGCCGATCCCGATCCCGCGCGCGGATATAACCATCAACAAAGGAGTCAACCGTGGCAAAGGAAGGGCCGACTTTTGAGACGCAGGCACTCGACGAACAGGAATGTCTGCAGCAGATGACGACTGTAGACAAGGTGCAGGAGATCACCGACTTCAGCAGCGACACGACTGTCACGCTGAAGGCACCGTCTGGAATTGTGAACGCGGGTTCCGCCGCGGGCGTGATCGCCTACAAGTTGCGAAACGATTCAGATGCCTTCATTACCGAGCACTTCGAAGCCGGGCAGGAGAAACTGCGCGCGGCAACGGTGATCGGTGGGACGGGAAGCGGGACGGCTGCAGCGATCACCAAGGTCATTGTCACGGAGTCGTAGGAACAGCATATTGGGGGCACAATGCAGAAGCGCAGGATCATTCTGGACAAGGGGCAAAGCCCTGGGGACATCGTAGTATTCAGCGGGGCGGTACGCGATCTCAAGAAAGCATACCCCGAGTGGGAGATCGACATACGGACGTGCTGCCCCGCTGTCTTCGAGGCCAACCCATATCTGACCTCGTTGAAGGAAACGGCGGGGGAACCGACATTTGAGATCATCGCAGAGAACTGTCAGCGACACGACGTCGAGGTTCCCGCCGACGCAAAGCAGTACCCGGCCGTTCTCGACGGACTGGTGCGCAAGCGGCTGGTCGGGTGCAAGCGCGTCGGTGATCGGTTCCATTACTACCACAGCGACGGATTCGAGGACTCACCGAATGGCCCGGGGTTTCGGGATGACTCCCTGCTGTTCATGGTGACACCTCAAGAGGGTACTCCCGATCCCGTCGAGATGTACGATGTCGGCTATCGCGATATCAACAATTCGGGGTGGAGTGGCCGGCACTTCTCAACGGCGTATCACATGGAGCTGGAGCAACTGCTCGGGGTGCGTGTCCCCCAAACCGACCTGCGTCCCGACCTCCATCTGAGCGACAAGGAACGCAGCTGGGTCAACCAGGTCGAGGAGACGACGGGATACGCAGGCCCGTTCTGGCTGATTGCGGCTGGGCACAAACACGACTTCCCGGTGAAGCAGTGGGGCTTCGAGCGCTGGTGGAAGCTGGTCGACCTGCTGCAGGACCGCGTGCAGTTTGTGCAGATTGGGCACGAGGCAGGCCCAAACCACTCACAGCCAGCATTTGACAAGAGAGTGATCAACCTGGTCGGCAAAACGGACCTGCGTCAGTTGATTCGGCTCGTGTACCACGCACAGGGGGTTGTGTGCCACGTCTCCCTTCCCATGCATCTTGCGGCGGCGTTCGGGAAGCCCTGCGTCGTGATTGCGGGAGGTCGGGAGGCGCCGCGCTGGGAGATGTACCCGGACCATCGCTTTCTGCACACGAACGGGCAACTCCCCTGCTGTGGGTACGACGGCTGCTGGATGACAGGGCGCAACCCAGACGCTGGGCAGAATAAGAAGTGCAAGAATATGGTCGGTGGGGATCCGCGGTGCATGGCGATGATCTCCCCCGAACAGGTCGCGAAGGAGATCGAGGGATACTACACCGGGGGGAGGCTGTGCTATGCCTGACGTACGCCATTCGATCACCAGTAATCAGGTCAAGATGTTCAAGCACCTGAGCAACCTGCAGGAGATCCAGGACGGGCACCCCTCTCCGGTGTTACTGCATTTCGCGCCGACGAACCGCTGCAATCGGAGGTGCGTGCACTGTTGCTTCTCAGACCGGGACCGACAGCTCGAAATCGAATACGACCTGGCGTCCGAGGCTGTACGCGCCTTCGGCAATCTGGGAGTGCGGGCACTGGAGTTTACGGGCGGTGGGGAACCGACTCTCTGGCCGCATCTCCCGGCTATGGCGCATGAGCTTGACAAGCAAGGCTGGGCGCTCGGCATGAACACGAACGCGCTGCAGGTCGACGGGATCGACTACAGCGTCTTTCGCTGGGTCCGTGTGGCCCTGAACGTATTCGACGGGGACAAGCAGGCCATCGCTACGTTCAAGCGCAACGTGGCCCACATACGCAGACATACGAAGGTCACGGCCTGCTACATCGTACCCCAGACGCTCGGCATTCAGAACCTTGCCGATGTCGTAGAGTACGCCTACGCCGAACAGATACCGACGCGGATCGCCCCAGACTGCATTCAGAGCAAGTCGGCTATCCGCGCGTCCATTGCGTCGATCAAGGAAGTCGTGCGCGGGACGGAGCTGGTATTTCTGTCCGATTTCAACGTGTACCTGGAGGACCGGCCCGACGACCTGTGTCTGATGCACGCGTGGAAACCCTTCCTGTATGCCGATGGTTGGGTGTACGACTGCCCGTCTCTGGAGCTCGCGGTAGAGAACCCGAACGACATGGCCGAGGAGTTCCGGGTTTGTCATGCAAGCGACGTGCGTCGGTTCTACTCTCGGCCACTGCAGAAGCGGGAGCACTCGTGCTCATACTGCAAATACGCCAGGCAGAACAACCTATTGGCTGACGTGATCATGGAGGTCGATGACTGTGAGTTCGCATGAGTGTGATGTCCCAATTTCTCGCTGTTGTCGTAGGCAAATGAAGCAACCACAATGTGCTCTGAAGCGCGACCCCGATGCTTGCTGGCATTACTACTTCGTCAATCGTGAGTCAGGAGCGAAGCGGCCAGTTGACCCGAAAAGGAAAAGAGATGACCTTGCGTGACGATCCCAGATTTGACGAGGACTACTTCGAGCGCGGGGTAGCCAAGGGCGTGTCGCTCTACGAGCGCTATCGGTGGATACCGGAGCGATCGCTTCGGGAGGCGCATTGGTTTCTGATGCATCTCGGGGCGTGCGCGACTGACCGCGTGCTTGACTTCGGCTGCGCGAAGGGGTTTTTCGTCTACGCGCTACGGTTGCTTGGATATCGGGCGTGGGGGTTCGACGTGTCGGCATACGCCCGGGAGCATGCCGAGCCGGCCGTTGCCGAGTACATAACCGGGGACGTGTATGATCACACACGGTGCGAGTTGGGATTCTGCAAAGACGTCCTTGAACACTCGCGATCGGTCACGGAGCTCGACAACACGCTGACGGTGATCCGCAGCATGGCGCGGACGTGGCTGTTTGTAATACCTTTGGCGAGGGATGGACACTACGTACACCCGGAGTATGAGAAGGACGTGACGCATGTCCAGAGGATGGATGCGCCGGAATGGCTGCGCAAGATCTGGGAGGCTGGTTTCGTGGTGATAAATTGGTCGAACCAGCTAAAGGGAATCAAGGAAAACTGGACATCCCGCGGGTTGCCCGGGGACCTGTTCGTGATTGCGAGGCGCGTTGGATGAGCATTGCTGTAATGACAATCGTGCGCAACGAGAGCCGGTATCTGCCGGTCTGGCTCGAGTATTGGAGCCGATACTTGCCTGGTCAGGATATCTACGTGCTCGACAACGAAAGTGACGACGGGTCCACGGACGCGCTCCCGTGCCTCGTATGGCCAGCGAGGACCGATGGGTGTTACGATGCCCGGGGTCTGGTCCGCGCAGTATCCACGGCTCAGTGTCGACTACTACAACAGTACAGAACAGTCGTCTACACGGACGTAGATGAAATCATCTGCTGTCACAACCGGAGCCCTATTGATCAAATCCTCCAAACGCCGGGGCCGGTGGTTCGGTGCAATGGTTTCGAGGTGGTCCAGCAACTCCAGCGCGAGAAAATGCCCGTCAACTGGGATCAGCGGCCCCTTTTGCGTCAGCGTGGGTGGTGGTATCCGTCGAAACGGTACAACAAACCTGCGATAGCGAGGGTGCCAGTCTCGTGGCACGTGGGCTTCCATACGTGCGGAAATCCGGATACTGTTCAGTCTGATCGGCTGGTGCTGGTGCATTTGCATCGGCTGGACTTCACGACCGTCAGGGACCGCAATATCCGCAATGTCAAGGCGAACAAGATCAATCAAGAGAGCCTTAAAAACCGGTGGGGGTGGCAGAACTGGCTGAAGGAAAGCGATCTCCGGGCGAAATGGAACTATGTATCCCGGCCCGCCGGCAAGCTACAAAGAATTCCTCGATGGGTGCAGGAGGTGGTGTGAGCGCACGAGAGGGGCTCGGTCGCGTGCGATACGCTGGGAGCAACACCGCGCGCGGGAAGTCGTACCACTCCTTCGATGGGTACGACGGGCCCAGCCATCGGGGGAGCGTCCAGCCGCGGGTCGAGTTAATCCTGGGGGCCATGGGTAAACCGCTGCGCCGTCATGGGCTGGACCTGGGGTGCAGCATAGGCGGGTTCTGCTTGTGCCTCGCGCACCGTGGCGCCATTATGACCGGGATCGACTATGACCACCAGGCGATCGCGGTCGCAACGGAGTATGCCGACAATCTGGAGTTGCCCTGTGAGTTCCATTGCCTGGATATCACGCTCGACGTGATCCGGAAGGCCGTCGTCGGGCAGGACATTGTGATCTGGCTTTCACAGTGGATGTGGTTCGTGAAGCAGCATGGCTTGGAGGACGGACTCGATGCCCTCTTTGAGATCGGCAAGCGACCGACGACCCTTTTCTTCTCAACGTCCTTTGGCGACGGGCAGGCCGGGGACGCCATGCGCCTACATGGTATCACCGAGGAGCGCATGCAGACAATTCTGAGCGACTGCTTCGAGCACGTGAGAAGGCTTGGGACGGCCGACAATTGGAAATACCGCCCGATCTACCGGTGTAGGGGGTCGCGGCGCTGGGAGTATGTCGGGCAGGGGAACAATGAGATACGGCGACGGGGCTACGACCGTATCGAGAAACGGCAACCCGCGGAGAACGTGGAGCGGGAGGCACGCGCCTTGGGGATTCTGTGCAGTCCTCACTTCCCGCGGCTGCTCAGTGCGCACGGGACCATGGTTGAGATGACCTACTGCGGCAACAGGCTCAGGGCGGCGACCATGCCGCAGGACTGGAGGCAACAGGCCGAGGAGATCCTGCATGCGCTGCGGGCGGCCGGGCTGGAGCATCGGGACATCCAGCCCAGGAACCTACTTGTCCGGCAGGGCGTGATCGGGTTGTGCGATTTTTCCTGGTCCGGGCCGGTCGGTGAGGACTTGGCGAAAATGCCCGGCGGGCTCAACCGATTGCACCGTCCCCCTGAAGGTGGAGTGGATGACCGGTATAGTCTCTACACCAGCCTGACAGCTCTGGGGGCCAAATGACACACATCGGAGTTGTGATCCCGTGGGAACCCGGGCAGCGGCTGGGGCAGGCGTGCAATCGGGCCATGCAGCACGCAGACGGGTGGGTGCTGATCCTGGACCACGACACGTATCTGTGCAACCCGAACTGGTACGACATCTGCCAGCAGGCAATCACGACGCTGGGGCCCACGGCGGGGCTACTGACATGCGTGACGAACCGAATCGGTTGCGCCCTGCAGCGCGCGAAGCACGCCGTTCGCGGTGACGACCTGGCAGAGCATATCACTGCGGCGCGGCGGCAGTACGACGAGTACGCTGCGACCCCGTATGTCGACGTGACGGACAATCGGGAGCATGTGCTTTCCGGCTTCTTCTTCCTCACGCACAAGGAAGCCTGGACCATGGCCGGGGGTTTCGCTGACAAGTTTATCGGGATGGACAACGCCTACCACCGAGCAATCGTAGGGGCCGGATATCGCGTCTACGTCATGAGGCATCTGTACACGTACCACGCATACAAACGGTTCTGGAAGGACAACAATGTCAGCACTTGGGGGCAATCATGAGTTTCGGGAACTATGCGATTTTTGTCGCATCGACGGACAACTACCTCCCCTACGTAAACGCGCTACTGAACAGTATCCAGAAGCGCGAGTTGCATCGGCACTGCAACCTGACCGTGTACCTGCTCTACCACGACATGCCAGTGGAGTATCCCGAGGCGGCAAAGACGGCATTCAGTTTCCGACTGATCCCGGTGAACGTCGAGCGCGCGGACGTTCCCCATCCCGAAGGGACCAAGAGGATCGAGTTCGTCAAGCGCGCGCGCTTCTGGTTGGTCATGAAGTACGCGCCCAAGTACGATGCGGTCTGCCTGCTCGATGCGGACATGTTCATTGTCTCACCGGAGTTCGCGAAACTGTTTGACCTGGTTGACGGGACGCAGCTCTGCATCGCTTGCAACGAGCGGTTCAAGTGGAACATCGGGCATGACTACGTACTCGACGGCAAGCCGATCCTGGACCCCCCGCAGAAGCTCGTGCAGATGCATTGCTCCGTCCCGATTATCTTCGTCTACAAGCATTGGGAGGACGTGTTCAAAAGCTACACGGAAATCTGCTTTGGTGGGAGACAGTGGAAGAACGGCGAACAAAAGGGCATCGGTGACATCTACTCCTGGAACATCTCCGTGGTCCGCTGCGGTAAGCAGGATCGGATCGTGGTTTTCCCGATGTCCGTCATGACGCAGGTGCACCACACCGTGATCAAGCCCTGGACCTTCCTGCAGGTGGACCACGACTACTGGTACACCTATGCTGGGGACCGCGTGTACTCAGTGCATGGGCGCGTGGCTCGACCTGGGTACGTTCGCGGATACTTGGAGCGCTTTGACCGAGATGCGGGGGAGAACGAGAAGCCGTTTCGCAGCAAAATCGAGGCGTCCCTGCGGCGCATCCAGACCGAGTGGTATGATCTCAATTTCAATGGTCGACTGCCCCTGGAGGCATTTGTCGACACGACACTCTACGCCGAAATGAAAGGGGCGTGACATGGCTTTCAAGGCAGAGTACAACTTCCACGCGGACGCCTACTGGCGCATCAACCGTGTTCTGTTCGACCGGGACAGGCAGACGATCCGCATCGGGTTCAAGGTTTACAAGGGGAAGCCCGTCGACAAACAGGAGCAGTTTCTCGGCGAGGAAGAGTACCAGATTACTGCTGCTTCGGTTGCTGAGACGATGCTCCCGAGCGCCGTCGAATGGGCGAAGGAGAACGTCAACGCCACTGCGATCGTTGACAGGATGCTCAAAGCGGAGAAAGACGAAGACCGGCGCAAGACACTGGAGGGCAACCGTCCCAGAATGGAGGCGCGGGTGTTCCGTGTGGAGGCAGCCAAACAGGCGAAGCGCATGGCAAAACAGGAGTTCGAGAATATTGTGCGGGCCATGCATGGCATGATTGCCTCGGAAGCATACGATGCCGCTCTCTGGATACGCGGATTCGAGAAGGCTGAGAATTGCTGACGGAGGACCATTGGGGGCAGGGAGTTGATTGACAATGGCAACAGAACAGAGACACATCACGCGGATCGAGGATACTTGGGCCGGCTTCCTCGCCGACGGGGATCACGGGCAGTCCGCGATCCTGACCGACACCTCTTCTGACCTGCCCTATGAGGAGTGGGTGTACAAGTCGGATGACGCCGTGCGTACGTATGTCCTCGCCATGCAAAAATATTGGGAAGGCGCGGCGTGGACTTACTGTGTCGCCCACTTCCAAAACGTGTACGCACATGGGGACATGCTGGTCGGTGAGTACATCTACCACATGGGGGACACCGATACTTACTGGCGTTTCGAGACGAACAAGATCACGGGCAGCGCTGCGGGTGCCTCCGCACTGGTGATTGACTTCTCGGGAGGCACGACCTACATCGAGCAGAACGCCGACCAAATCCGGTGGACTGACGGCGCCCAGCACTACTACTGGACAACGGGATCAGCAGGCGTGGTCCTGCAGGGGCAATCTACCGATACCGACATTGCGCTGCATCTCAGGTGCAAAACTGAGGACCGCGGAGATCTGGTGATGTACCGAGCGTTCGGCTACGTGAGCGGCAACGACACCGAATACCTCGGTATGGGATGGAACGCTAACGAATCCATGTACATGGTGGGTTGTGGCGTCACCAGCGGTGGAACGAGTCAAGACGTGCTCTTGACATCCGACATCGATACCCCTACCTACCAGATCATGCTCAAGGCGTCGGGCGGGAATATCGGGTTCTGGGAACAGACCCCCGTGACGGCTATTGAAATGACCCATGCGTCGCCGTACTTCACATTTCACAACAACACGGACGAGAACGCCGATGGAGGGCGTGAGTCGGAGATTAGGTTCCGCGGTCAAAAAGCAGATACGACGGAACACATGCTGGGGAAGATCGCCGCCGCCCACGGCGGGACCGGGGATGACTACTCCGGGTACATGTCTATCTACGTCAACGATGATGGAGGCGCGGAGACGATAGTCGAGTACTTGCGGTGCGGTTATTACGGGGGTGACCGGGTTGTTGCCGCCGTTCAGGATATGATGTTGGTCACTGGGAATCTATACTTCGGTGCAGGCCCCTATGGGGCCATCTCATGTACCGGGGCCGACTTCGCCTTTACAAATGACGGAACGGGCGAATTCACCTTTGACGATACTGTCAATCTGTCAAGCAATACCCTCGCGTGTGGTTCGGTGGAGTTTTCCACGTCCGCGTCGTACATCACCGAAAGTGGCGGGAATTTCGTGTTCTCGAACGCAACAGCCGGCAGCTTCACGTTTGACGACGATGTTGCTGTCACGGCGGCGTATGTTTCCTTGACATCGGACGATTCTCCATACTACAGATTGCTGCAAACCGATGCATCGTTCCCCGCCCAGACGTGGGATATCCTCGGTAATGACAGCGGTGTATTCTTTAGGGACGTTACCGATAGCAACAAGCTGCCTTTCAAGGTTTCGCCGGGTACAGCTACGGATATGTGTGTGATTGATTCGACAGGCATTCGGACTATCGAATCAATTTACCTACAGGAACAGGCGTCCGCGAACGCCGATACGGCAGCCTACGGCCAAATCTGGGTCAAGGATGACGACCCTAATCGCCCGCGCTTTACCGATGGTGACGGTACCGATTTTTGGCTGCCGGTGAGTGACGGCACAACCGGCGGTAGTGGATCGGCAGGGTCGGGTAATCAATACGTCGAAATGGAGATCAACGGCACCACGTATAAAATGTTGCATGATGGTCCTGTATGATAGTAGTTACACCGCGATACAACACCATTCACCCGGCGACGGTCCGCAGCGTCGAACGCATAGCCGCCCACGTTGACCTATGGGACCGTCGGCGGGGGACACTGATATGGCGTGCGCGCAACGCGGGGGTACAGTCGCACCCATCGTGGGACAAACGGCAACCGGCACGCGACGACATACTTCACCTCGACGCTGATATTGCATTCGAGCCACACGACCTGGACCGGTTGTTATCCCACGGATTGCCGATTGTCGGAGGGGCCTATGCGGACCGGGACACAGGGCGGTTATGCGGCGGCTGGCTGCGGGACAGCGGTGAGGTAGAGCTCGTCCCGCCCGACGCCGCGGGCCTGGTTGAGGTGGATTGGATCGGGGCCGGGTTCCTGTACACCGCGAAAGAGGTGTTTGACAGAATAGAATATCCATGGTTCCGCCCGTACTACTGGAACCTCCGGGACCGGGCGGAGTACATGGGCGAGGACATAGGATTCTGCATGCAGGCACGTGCCGCAGGTTACACGATCTACATGGACTGCGACTGTCGCGTCATACACTATTCCTCAACACATGGGGGCACCATGACACGTATCGAGTTGGGCAGACTGTACAATGCACTGAAGGCGTATCGGCCACCCCCGATAGTGGACAAAGACGGGAACGTCGTCGGGCCGGGGACCACGCCGATCAAGTTCGGATACGCTCGGGCTCGCACGATCAAGAGCATTGAGCCTATCGTCAAGTCCATCGCGGAGACTGTCGCCGGTCGAGCCAAGCCCTGGACCGATGCGATCAATGAGGTCGACAGGTCATGCGCGGAGACGAAGGAGAACGGGACGCCGATCGTGCAGGGGCGCGCTATCGCTATGTTCGGATACCTGGATCGGCCAGCCTACAAGCTCTATGAGGACCGTATGCACGAGCACCAGGCCCGCGTCGAAACGATTAACGAGGAGCACGAGGAACTGGTGGCCGGGATCCGCGACTTTCTCGAAGAGGAAGAGCCGGACGCGCAACTGCACACGGTGGACATCGGGGATCTGCCCGACCTCCCCCCAGATATGGTCGAGGCGATAATGCCCATGATCCGGGAGCCGGAGAATGCGACGGATTGACACGATCATCTTCCACCACAGCGCCGCGCGCCAGGTGTCGCCGTTGATCATCGACGAGTGGCACCGGCTCCGCGGATTCTGCTGGACGCAGGATCGAACGGTTCAGCTGCGCCATATCGGGTACCACTACGGGATCGATACGGACGGGTCGACCTGGACCGGCCGTCCCCTCGCTGTGATCGGAGCCCATGCCAAGGGGCGGAACAGCCACAGCGTGGGCGTGCTGATCCAGGGGGATTTCTCGAAGTGGGCCCCGACCGCGCAGCAGTTGGCCCGCTGTGTGCGGCTGTATCACGACCTGTGCCGCGCCCTACGGCGCAATCTCACGGTGGGGTGGCACAGACCACACCTCCTGGCGATCCTCGATTCTGGGCCGTTTGGTGGCGCCTGGGAGCGCCTGAACCCGTGCCCAGGATCACTGCTCAACCGGCACGAGCTGAGCCGGGAACTGCAGGCCGCGCGACCATACTGAGCCCTCCCGCCAAACACGTTCCACAACCTATTGATTTGTAACACGGTCCTGTATACAGGGGCAGAATACAGTAATGTGCCTTGCGCGGCACAAAGGTATTGACATACTATGCCTTTTGTGGTATATTATAGACATGGAAGCGAGAGACACAAACCAGGGAGGCAGGATGCTTAAAGGGTTCCGGGTGGCAAAGGATGACATCGATGCCATGTCTGTAGAGATCAGGCCCCTAACCACCGACCCCGAAGTGGCAGCAGCACTGAGGCAGGCGCTCAGTCCCCAGCCCAATGGGGACGCAATTATCTATGTCGAGGCTGATGATGCCTTCGCCGCGATTGTTGCCAAATACGGGACAACAGACTGACTAACAGCACAACCAGGGAGGACGGAGATGGGACGGACGATGTATGAGACGCTGACATGGGACAACGGGTACGAGGTACATCTGGGCGTGACCGGGGACCGGAGAGCAGTCGTCCCGCAGGAGATCGCCGAGCATCAGCGGGAGTGGGACGGTCGCACGTTCCGCGCGCTGACACGAGACGGGCGCTGGATGCGGGTGAGACTGGTCGGGGATGACTACGACCTGCACGGGACTGGGACGGGTGACATGGTTGTGCGACCGGTCGCCTACATCCAGTAGGCAGGGTGGGGTTAGGCCCTGTGTGGCTCCCTTCGGGGAGCGTCCCCAAACCACTAACCAGGGAGGGCACGATGGGACGTTACGTAGCGCAAAGGGCGTGCATGGAGATGGTGGACCCGCACGAGGGCGAGCCATCCGAAATCATTGTCCGGGTACGAACGATGACCGAGGAGGAGAAGCTCCTCTACGGTCATGGGCAGTACTACGCCGAGTGGAGAGATATCCGGGGTGCCCCATGTGGGTGGCCTGTGTATCGTGTCGGCAGAGCACGGTACCGGGAGTCGGTCAAAAACTCGTCGAGAAGTGGCATCGGCACTGCATAGCGATCCAGTAACACACCTGGCGGGGCCCCGGCCCCGCTCCCGGTTGACCGGTCCGGGCAATCAAAACCGGTTAGAGCGGGCACTCCGTGAGCCGGAGTGCTGCCCGCCGGGAGCCGTCCCGGCAACACGGGGGCGGAAGCGCTCAGCGGGGTACCAACTGGCATAGTGCCCCTGCGAGTCCCTGGCCGCCCTTGGCCCGAAAGGGCAGCTAAGCCAGTTAGCTGCACTGTCCAGGGCCGTCCCCGTGTTTCTCACTATAACCAACCGGGGCTCCGGCCCCGCAACCAGAGGCAAGAAGGGGGACACATGAATTACTTGACGCCAGAGGAATACGGCAACTGTCTCACTCCACCTATCAAGCCCCGCCGAGTGCGGGTACTGTGTACTGAGGGACGTTTACAGGGGGCGATGCAGTTTAGCGGGCGGTGGATGATCCCGCACGATGCTCCCGATCCACGACTGCCGGCTGGCCGTCCCAGACCACGGCAGGACAACGGCCAATCTGGCACCACACTACCCAAACACGACAACGACTTACGCTGATCCCCGTCGGTCATTGTGTCAACATTTGGCAACGCTTTGTGCAGAAATCGGTTGACATTGCCCCGGGCAGGCGCTATACTTTGCACGTCACCACACTTGGAGCGAGCTCCATGAAACAATCGCTACATACACTCGGGGTTCCATCGCTTGGCCTGCCTGTGCTCGTCTTCTGCGGTGTGGTGACAGCCCCGAGTCTCGTGGCGGGGGCGGTTCGGGGTTTGATAGGGGGCCCCAGCCGCCCTTCGCCTTTATGGGGTCGACAATCGGCGCGACCTGCTCCCCGTATTGGACAAGATCAAGGAGTTGGCAACATGAGGCAGACCCACTACCCGACTATCTACAACACGCACTTGCCTCACGAAGACGTCCAGGACCAGTGGCCGAGAGAGCCGCTGTCGTGGGTTTGTCGGCGGGAGGAGAGCGCACATGACATGAACCGCAACCCGGGTAGCGTGGCACTGGACGGAACCGTGAAACGCTTTCCAGTACGATCCAGCAAGGCCAACTGGTGAGATACGGATTCAACACATACACACGACCGCCCCGCGGGGCTTGCCTGCTCCTGGCCATCTTCTTTGGCATGTTGGCTGGCCTGATCCACATGCTATACCGGGACTGGCGCATGATCCTGTCGGTGTGGGGGTTCTGAAAGGAGATGACTATGGCGACGAGCAAGGTCAAGCTGCGAATCACGATCACGGCGGTTCGGGAAATCCGCGAGGCTGCCCACGAGGTGGAGAACCTGGAGGAGCAGTACGGAAAGGACAACGTGAAGGTTACGGCGCAGACGTACCGGGAGAAGACCGAGTGATCCTGGACGACATATCCAAGCCGGGCGCCTTGGCCATTGGGGGCGTGCTCTGGGCGCTCGCTTGGATACTCCACTGGCTGACGGGATGATTTTGGTGTTGACATTACCGTGGCCGAATGGTAGATTATGACCGATGAATCCGCTAACTCCCAGAATGCTAATCTGAAGCCAGCAGCAACCCCGCCCCTGAGCGGTACGCCCCGGAGTTTCGTAGCGGATTCACACGGGGCGGCTGGCCTTTTTCATGGTGCCTGCCTATGTACAGAGGGTATGTTGCCATCTGGCGAAAACTGCGCGACCACCCATTCTGGCGTGAGCACCGAACGTTCAGCAAAGCCGAGGCGTGGATCGACCTCATCATGTCAGCCCGCCACGAGGAAACACCCACCGAGGTAGTCATGGGCATGACCACGGTGAGCTGTGGATACGGGCAGATTGTGATGAGTTGCCGCACCTTGGGTGCCAGATGGGGTTGGTCAGAGGCTAAGGTGAGGCGGTTTCTCAAGCTGCTCGCAAACCTTCACCAAGTTGTATCAAAAAGCGTAGGTGTATCGACGCAGATAACCATTTGTAACTACTCCACATACGACCCCAAGCGACGGAATAACGACGCGACGGCGACGCAGACACGACGCACAGGTGACGCACAAGTGACGACAAAGAAGAATGAGAAGAATGACAAGAATGAAGAAACACTATCAGGGAGTCCATTGGGTCGCGCCATAACTGACTTTGCCGAGCATCGCAAGAAACTGAGGAAGCCGGCCACCAAGCGGGCTCTGGAACTGGCCCGGGCGAAGGCGCTGAAGCTCGGGGGGGGGGACGAGGCCCGGGCCGTCGCGATCGTAGAGAACGCCATCGAGTCAGGATGGCAGGGGATCTACCCGATACCTGAGCCGAGGCGACAGGCGGACCGCAGGGAACTCGGGTCCGGCATCAATCAGACACTCGAGGAGGCGCTGAGAGATGGTTGACTGCGTGCTGCCACACGAGCCGGACATCGAGCGCTCGCTACTGGGGTCGCTCATGGTGACCCCGGGTTTGCTCGATGAGGCAGTGGACAGGATCCGGGAGGACCACCTGTACGGCGAGCAGCATCGAGCCATCTGGAGCGCGATATCTCAGGTGCATGGCGCCGGGGGAGTGCCGGACGTGTCGCTCGTGGCGGAGCGCCTGCGGGCTGACGGCGGGGACCAGCAGGGGACCGAGGTGTACCTGGCTGAGATGCTGGATACGGTGAGCACGAGCCGCAATCTCGACCGCTACCTGGCGATCCTGGAGTCTCACAGGCTGAGACGCGCAGCCATCACGATTGCCGCAAACATGCAGGAAACGGCGTTTTGCGGCGACGTGGACGGGGTGGAGCTGCTGGAGTCGGCCGAGGGTCAGATTATCACGACCATGGACGGCACCCGCAGCGCTGCCGTCCGCTTCCACACCCCGCGGTCGCTGATGCCGGCAGTCATCGCTGACCTGGAGCGGGCCCGGGGGGGCCAGATCACCGGGATCCCCACCGGTATCGAGTCGCTCGATCAGGTGACGGGCGGCATGCAGCGGGCCGACCTGATCATCATCGGCGGGTGCCCGGGGACCGGCAAAACGTCCCTCGCCTGGCAGATCGCCGTACACACCGCCGGGGTGATGGGGCTGCCGGTCGGGGTTCTCGAACTGGAGATGTCCGGGGAGCAGATGGTGCAACGATCCCTTGCGATGGAGTCGGGAATTTCCGTCGCATCCATTCGTCGGGGGCTGACTGAGGAGCAGTACGCTGCGCTCACACAGGCTGTGGGTCGGGTGGAAACGCTACCAATCCACATCGACGACAGCACGTCACTGAGTGCCCCGCAGATCGTGACACGCGCTCGGCGGCTCCACCGGCAGTACGGCATACGGCTGCTGGTGCTCGATCACCTGCAGATCACGACACCGACGACACCGGGACAACCGCGGAAAGAGCACATCGGGGAGGTCGCGCGGACACTCAAAACGGTGGCGAAGGCGCTCGACATACCGGTAGTCGGAATCTCGCAGCTGACAAAAACAGCATCAAACCGACGCCCGATGACCGGCGACTTGATGGAGACAGGCAACATCGAGGCCAGCGCCGACGTGATACTGCTCACGCATCGCCCTGAACTCTACGACGCCGATGCGCCGAGGGGTGATGCTGAAATCATTGTCGGCAAGCAGCGCAACGGCCCGACCTGCAAGCTGTCAGTTGACGAAGGGATTGTATTTGACAAAACGCGCACGATGTTCGTTGTACAGAAAAGGGAGAAATCGAGTGGGAACACGAACAGAAACACAGACGCAGAAAAATACCACGACTGGTGACCCGACGGCGCGGTACTTCCGCGAGATACAGGGATACCGGGATACCGGGAGGCTGGAGGACTACCACGCAGCGAGACGGTATTTGGAGCGGCAGTATCCGATGCTGGTGGACTGCCGCATGATCAAGGCGATTGCAGATTTCGTGGGGGTGTGAGATGACACTCGAAGAGGCACTGCAGGAACTGAAGGAGCTGCACCCAGGCAGGGACATTTCCGTCAGCGCATCATACTATCCTCAGCTACGGGATGAGATACCCCAACCGCGGTATATGATCAATGTGATGGACCTGGACACTCGCAGCAAGGGACCGCCTATCCAAACATTGGGCGGCGACTTGGATAACATGATGGAGCAGATACGCACAGGGAAAGCCTTCGTCTGCCCTGACTGTGGAGGACGATGGGACATAGAACATAACCGGTGCACTCTGAACCCGGAACATTGTACCTGAAAGGGGGCGACCATGGGATTGACGCTGTACGAAATTCAGGCGGAGATCGACAACTTACTCGGCACGGTCTTCGACCTCTCGGAAGAGACTGGCGGAGAGATCCCGGACCAGTTGGGCGAGGAGTTGGAGGGGTTGCAGCTCGACCGGGACAAGAAACTCGGGAACATCTGCCGCTACATCAAGAATCTGCGAGCCGAGGCAAAGGTCTGCGACGACGAGGCCAAGATACTGCAGGCGCGCGCTCGCACGAAGACCAATCGGTCCAAGTGGCTCACCGAGTACCTTGATGGGGTGCTCAATGGGCAGAAGTGGACAGACGGTATATCCCAGGTGTCCTACCGCAAATCGACGGCCGTGATAATCGACGATGAGAAGGCCGTCCCGGAGGAGCATCTGCGGACGAAGGTCGAGATCAGCAAGACAAGTATCAAGGATGCGTTGAAGGCGGAGAAGCCTGTCCCTGGTGCGCGATTGCTCACCCGCAACAAGATCCAGGTGAAATGATGGCCAATACAGACCTGTGGAACAAGCTGAAGGATCCACCCAGCAATGCACTCAGTCGTATCGAGGGAGGGCGCCTGAAGGACATGCTGGATATCAAGCCGCAGTGGCGCTATCAGGCGATGACTGAGGCATTTGGTCCCTGTGGACAGGGCTGGAAATTCGAGATCGCCGAGCGATGGTGCGAGGAGCGCGGGACCGAGGTGCTGTGCTTCGTGGTTGTCAATCTCTACACGAAGATCAAAGAGGACTACTGGTCAGAGCCCATCCCAGGTATCGGGGGGAGCAAGGTGTTGGAGCAGGAGAAGACCGGGCTTCATCCGAGCGACGAGGGCTACAAAATGGCGCTGACCGATGCGCTTTCGGTGGCCATGAAGATGCTTGGCGTAGCGGCCGAGGTGTACCTGGGGAACAAGGGCAGTACCGATAGTAGGTACGGCAATCGCGGGAACGCGCAGCCGCCGGCCGAAGGGAAGGAGAAGGGGTCCGGGCGTGTCGATGCGACGAACATTACCGACAAAGTGGAGGACGGCAAACTGAAATGGCGTCGGTTCGAGATCACCATGGGAGGGATCACGTACTCGACATTTGATCCGAAGCTGGGGGCGGCGGCCGTCGAGTTGGAAGGGAAGACCGTCGAGTACACGGCGAAAAAGAAGGGGCGATACTGGACGCTGGAGAGTATCGAGCCGGTAATCCAGATGCGCGAGGATGAGCAGCACCCGCCGAGACCCCCGGTGATTACCGACGACTTGGACCCGGCGCAGCACGACGACCTGCCATTCTGAGGATTGAGCTATGGGTTATGGCTTTCAGGTAGATGCACAGCTCGAAGGCGTTTCGACCCGGAAGGACGGCAGTCTCACGTTGCGCTTCTCTACGCAGGAGGTGAGCGCCAAGGGGGCCGGGCTGATCATGACCGCAGCTAAGGGTGCGCCGTTCGGGTCCATGCGGTTTGCCCCAGAAAATGAAAATGACGTGCCGGAAGTCAAGAGCGAAGCGAGTAGCAAAACGCCGTCCCAGCGCCTGCGGGCCGTGCTCTATCGCCTGTGGCAGCAGACCGGTTCGGAGGACCCTTGGGAAACGTACTACTATACATGCATGGAAAAGCTGATCAACCAGATCAAGGCGAGGTTGGATTGAAAATCTCATTCTGGGTACCCGGCAAACCTGTTCCCCAAGGCTCGATGCGCTCATTCCGGAGTTCGACGACTGGGGCGATTGTGACTCCGCAGAAGAAACGGGTGAAGTCCTGGCGAGGATTGGTCGCCGACGCAGCAATGGACGCTATGAAAGACGGGGGGCTCTGGGAGGGGGCGCTATCCCTCACGGCGCGCATCTTTATGGTGCGCCCGAAGTCACACTATCGGATCGGCCGCAATGCGCATCTGCTGAAGCCATCCGCACCTTGGGCGCCGCACGGGAACGTCGGGGATCTCAGCAAGTTCGTACGCGCCGTCGAGGACGCGATGACAGGGGTCGTCTACCATGACGATTGTCAGATAGTACATGAGCAACTCACGAAGCTGTACGGAGAACGGCCTGGAGTACAGGTTACCGTCGAAGAAATACACCACGAACCGTTACCCTTTTAAGGAGGTTGGCAATGGGGAAGTCGAAGAAAGTCACGCGCCAGGTCGAGCGCGAGGTATTCGTCGCATTCGAGGATGGGGACAAGCAGCTCGTCGAGCTGGCCAGCACAGTGTATGCCCGCGGCCGTGAGGTCCAGAAGCTGCAGGCGCGTATCGCCGAGCTCAAGGAGGAATGCAAGGCGCCGCAGAAGGCACTCACGGAGGCGCAGGAGTCGCTTGAAAAAGGCAAGCCGACTAAGATGTCCTGCACCGAGACGGTCGATTACGGGGCCAAGGTCGTGGTTGTCGTACGCGACGATACGGGCGAAGAGATACACCGGCGCGAGATGGTCGACGCCGACTACCAGTCGCAGATTGGGGATGAGGAGGCAGAGTGAGCGACGGCACCAGCATACCATACCTCGATGCGACGTGGAACCCGATCTCTATGCGCTGCACTCCCTGTTCGCCTGGATGCGACCATTGCTGGGCCAGGGCTGTGCAGCGGCGGTTCCATCGGGAGCACAGGGGCGAGCCGGTGCTCGTGGAGAGCGTACTACAGCAGCCCTTGCATTGGACACGTAAGCCGCGGCGCATTGGCGTGCAGTTCAATGGCGACATCTTCCATCCATCCATACCCCGGGAGATGATAGCGGCAGTACTGGACGTTGTGGTGGCCTGTCCACAGCATACGTTTCTGTTCCTGACCAAGCGGGCAGCCGAAGTGTACTGGAAGGTGCCGACGTCATACATCTATCCGCGATGGCCGCGGAACGCCTGGGTCGGCCTGTCCCTCTGCACAGAGGAAGAAGCGGTGCGCAGATGGCCGAAGTTTGCCCAAGCCGTCTACGACATCCGCCCTGCGGTCGTGTGGCTTTCCCTGGAACCGCTGCTGACCAGCATTTCCGTCGAGCCCATGCTGACGGATGATCGGACGCCCGTGAAATGGGTTGTCGCGGGGTGCGAGAGCGGACCCGGCCGGCGCCAATCGAAGACGCGATGGTTTCGGCAACTCCGTCACGAGTGCATAGAGCACGGTGTGCCGTACATGTACAAGCAGGGGGAGGAACATGGGACAGTCGTTGAACTACCCGAGCTGGACGGGTTTCTGTGGGATCAGATGCCGGACATGGTGACAGCCTGACAATCGAGATCACCGACCAGGCACTTGTCGCTATGCTGCGACGCGCAGCCGAGCAGCGGCGGGTGAGCCCGCAGGAGATGGTCGAGATACTGATCCGCGTGCATGCGACCACGATTGACACGATACATTCGCGCAAACAGGGGTACACGTGTTGACCCGCCGGCAGATGGTAGAGCATCATTACGGTCCCGGCGAGCCGAGGGCAGAGCTGGAGTTGTTAGTCGCATGCGACGGCTGCGGGGATGAGTTTCCCGAATCGGAAATAGTCTGCGATGGGCGCTGGACAGAGTGCAAAGCGTGTCATGAGGCGTGGACGAATGGTTGATCACAACGCGATACATCGGGCACGAAACCGGACACGTCTCCCTTATCGCGGGTACGCACATGAGGCAACGCTGGGGCTCATTGCAACCATCGGTGCCGATGCAGGCCAGACACGCAGTGAGACAATCGAGACATTGATGTGGATGGTGCTGATCAGGATGCGCAAAGACGTGTCCTGGCTGCCCGACGATAGCGCACTGAGAATTCGACGGTTGCGGGGGGTCTTGACGGGTAAGGGGTAGTTGGCTGCAATAGCCGGGGAACCATTTTGGAGGCGCAAATGACTGAACACGAAGCAATTGAGTATTTACGCAAGGTCTGTGATTATGGCCGTGATATTGCGCGTCTCGATCAGATTTGCGCGGCATTAGGGGAGTCCCCGGCTACAGTTCGCTCCGCCAGCCAACAACCGCAAGCCGAAATTTGCCCTCGGTGCGACGGTACTGGCGCGAGTGATCAAGTGTATGCTCCTTCGACCAAAGATTGTGTTTATTGCGGTGGGTCGGGCAAACTACCGGCTGTGCGGTGAACGTTGTGCAAAATAGTCTGGCGAATTTTTATTGTAGGGAGAATTGCCTATGTCAACCGATGAACAGTGTCCTATTGCTCAGGCGTGCGGCGGTTGCCTGAAGCACGCGCATGGCCTCAACCTATATGGGTTGGTGACATCACAATGTCCTTATGATGCAGAGTTTGATTGCAAGGTGGTCGATGATGCCCCGGCAATTCTCCAGCAAATTAAGGAGTCGCCAGCCTACATCGCACAACACGGGCAACCGGAAACGGCTAAAGTAAAGTGATGGGTGTACCGCATCCGGTGTGCCCCAACGTTGGGATGCCATTCCGGGATCTGGGGGTTTGTATGGCGCGACTGAAACGGTATCACAGTAAAAGTAACGGTGGATGGCTGGAGTCAGAAACTGGCACATGGTGTAAGTGGTCGGATGTCGCGCCTTTACTGGCGGAAGCTCCCTCCACGGCACCCAACACACCCAAGCAGTCCGCTGCGCAAATGCCGCCATCGTGTTCGGAGTGTGTTCTTCATATCGGACAAGTGTGTGTAGAATCATACGGGAGTCACCTTTGCCATGCGAAGTTATGGCGGCACTTCTGCTTGGGTTAACGTTGGTTGCACTATGCGACCGACCATTTTGTAAATCGCTCACTGGAGGTTATCATGCAAAAGTCAGTTCGTATCGTTCGTAATGGTGATGGCTCATACAGCGCGTACATCTACGACCATTGTATCTACACCGGCACGTATGAGGAGTGCCAGCGTCAGTTGTCGTATCATGGCGAGTGCGTGTGAACCCGTTCGCTAAACTGGTGGAGCGGTCGCATACAACAACCAACAGCGCCAACCTGCCACTTGTCAATGTAGCAGGGGGCCAGGCGCAGCAGGTGTAGCGCGAACGTTGGCTGCAATCTTGTGAATCATTTGACTTATAGGAGCACGCCTTGAGGTACACGCAGAGAATAGACGGTGAGCCCATCCTCGTGCCTTGGCGCGAACAGATACACAGGATTGCATGTTGCGACTGCGGGCTCGTTCACGATTTCGAGTTCGAGGTCAAAGGAAAGTACGTGGTGATTCGCGCCACTCGAAATAACAAGGCCACTGCCCAAAGGCGGCGTGCTCTGAAAGCTAAGGTAGAGTGGTGGAACAGATAACGAAAGAACAGGCCATCGCTATCTATGATGGTGGCGAGTGGAAAGATTGGACAGATGAGGACGTTGTTCGATTTCAGTTGTATCAAGACCGGTTGGCGCTACCATTCTCGCGCTTTCAGTTGGCAATGGAAAAGGTGCTTGGTCGTTCCGTGTGGACCCACGAGTTCGCATTCCGCGATGGCCTTATTGCTGAATACGAAGGGCGGCGTCCCAAACCAACATTTGGTGACATCCTCGCGTTGATTCCGAAAGAAAAGCGGATCATGCTGGTGTGCTCTAAGGATGCGGATTCGGACAACGCACAACACGGGCAACCCGCCACGGGAGAGTGAGTAACGGGGTGTACCGCAGCGGGTGTGCCCGGAGCGTTGTGCAAAATGAGCCAGTCTTGAGCATTGTAGTTCGGCTGGCCTAAGATTGGAGGTAATCATGTTGTGGGCTATCCAGTGTCGGGATGGGTCGCTTGACGAGGGAGACGACAAGGTTCCGTTTCTGTTCGGTACGCGCCGGGAGGCACAGGAGTATATCTATGCGTTCGGGTGGTCAAGCGACCGTCCTGTCAAGGTGAGTATATCGCTTGTGCCCGGCCAGCCGAAAGCAAAATATGTGGACTGGCTCACATCGCACAACAGCGCCAGGAATGCCATGTCCGAGTCAATGGAAGCCCCTATGCGGTCACTCGAAACACGGCATCCGTAGCGCCTGCGTTGTGAGACATAGAGCAGGGCTTTTATGATTATAGGCAGGCTTTCAGGCTGGAGGGTGGGTAGCTCTCACTTGAACCTAACCCGTAACGGTGCGGTTGAAACCAAGTCCGTACTTGGGCCTGCTTTACATTATGGAGGCCCTGCTCAACGATCTCACAACAGCCATTAGGCGAAATTGCCGCCGAACCATTTAGATAGGAGCGCGTATGTCTATTCACGATAAGTTGTCCAAATGCCACCCCTCGCTTTCTCGAGGAATGGTGTGGTGTCGTACTTGCGGTAAGTCAAAAAAGGTAGATAGTGCTGAGTGTTTCCGGTCGGGGTGGCCGGAGTGTTGTGGCTATACCATGACTATCGATTCACCTGAAGAACGCGCTCAGTACGCTAAGGAGTCGGCGGCAAAATCGCCTAACACGGGCAACCCGCCACGGGAGGGTGAGTAGGTGGGCGTACCGCAGCGGGTGTGCCCGGAGCGTTGCACGCAATAGCTCGGCGACCATATTGTAGGCTGGGCCAGGAGGTCACAAGTGGTAACGTATATCCATTCGCCGGGGGTCGGCAAAGCTGAGCATATCAACGTCGGGTTCACTATCGATATGTCGTATGAGGATGCCGTCAAGTGGCGTAACAGGTTGACCGATATCATAGAGCGTCACGAGGCCCAGCCTGGGGCGGAACGGTCAGCCAACGGCGTAGAACACGGCCAGACTGCCATTCCTTTGTCTACTGTCAAGAGGCTTGTGCGGGAAAGCAAGTTGATAGACAAGTGGTCTGGTGATGCATTGATCGCTCAGTTGGAGTATGCAGTCG